GCTAGGCTGGCAAAGAAATGCCCGTTACTGGTATCTTTTGGTTGAATATTAATTATAGGAGGATGATGTGGACACCGTCCTTGATTATAATCGCATTCGGGTGTGTATTCTTTATTACATGTATTACATTTCATCTTTAAGGTACTTTATAATTTTCTTTTGTTCTTGTTCTTTAAGCCATTCTTCTTCTGGCGAGAATGTAGGACAGTCTCTGAGAGCTTGGTCGAGTATCCACTTCAATCTATATAGATCTTGCTTTGCGCCCCATTGAACATAACTGTCGTTTTTCATATCGCAGGCATCATACTTGATAGCATTTATTGTTCTGACTGCGTCTGCCATATCATTTGCTGAGTAAAGGTATCTAAATCCCATGTATAAATTATAGAGGATAAAAAAGGGTCTGTCAAGACCCTTTGGTTACTTAGTTTTAGAAACAAATGGTTCTAAGTTAGGAGGAACCCAACCGATCGGTTTAAGTACTTTGCCATCTTCACGCTTGCGAACTTTGCCAGTTTCCTTGTCAATCTTAGCCAAGTTGGTGCCGATAACTTCTTTCCAACCACCTTCACCATCGAATCCGCCACTATGGATAGCACCGATAGTAACAACAATGAAGTCTAATAGAGCATCTAACTGCTCTACACGGTCTTCCATTAGGAGAGCAGTCTTAAGCTCTTTCCATTCTTCATCCATAAGGTCTAAGTATAGTTTGTACTGCGCCTCATTAAGTTCGCCAACAGTTTGATCGCTGGCCCGCATAAATTTTTCTTGGTCTCTAAAAGGATTTGTCATTATTGTGTGTTTAAGTTAAATGCGCCCATAACAATGCGTTCTACATCATCTGGCTTTTCATCAGCGGCTAACAAGATGGCTGCGTTATCTGCTAATCGAATTTCTGTGATACTACCATCTTCGTTTTCATATTCGGCAGTTCTGCTCCAGCGACCGTGTTCAATAAGAACCCATTCGCCTACTTTGACATCTTTCTGTTCGGGTCCAATTGCCCATACCTTACCCCAACGAGGGTGAATGCCGCTAGATTTTGCATCATCTGAGGGTATATACAGACCGGATTTTGTCCGTTGCTCACCAAACTCCATATCAGAAACAATAACCTTGTCTCCTAATGGACTAACTTTTCCAGTTACTTTCATTCGTCACCTTTTGTCTTGATAACTTTAATTGGCTTAACTTCTTGCTGAATTAACGGTGCTGGCTCTTGTTTTGGTTGTGCAGTTGAAACCGCAGCAGGCCTAGCCATTGGATTATTTTCGTAGTAAGCGGTAACTACTTCTTCACGCTTTTTAATAATCTTACCACCAGGACCTAATTCGTCTCCGCGAGCGTTCATGCGAACATTACCTACAGCAGGCATCGTTTGATTTTTTTCTAGCAATGAGTCCATGTCAATTTCACGGCCTAGCATTGATCTATATGATTTTTTGGACATTTAAGTCTCCTATTTTAAAAATTCTCTAATGTCGAGATTATACTTGATACTGTCAACTTTGTGAATACCGATTAAGTACAATACATAGCTGGCAACACTACTACCACGACCTACACCCCATACAACCTTGTTTTCACGCATTGTATCTACTAAGTATTTAAGATAAAACAACAGGTCAAACATGCCATGTTGAATAAACAATTCTAGTTCTTCATCTACTCGTCTGCGCTGTACTTCTGTAGTACACATACTGTACAACATTTCTACTAGATTTTCTTTGACAGTATCTTCTGGCATAAACCAATCGCATTGATTAGCTTCATCAAAAAACTCTATGCTATCGTCAGATTCTTTGTAAATTTCGATAGTTGGAAAATTATCGTAGTTTTCTTTAACGGCAGAGTTAAATTGTTGTATTGAATTAGTGTTATCTGTAAACACTTTGGACAAGTTGGTAATTTTGCCGGAATATAATCCAGCAATAATTTCATCTACATTTAGAATAACTTGTCCGTATTTGTCAACTCTCATACTGCTAGTATAGCAGATTAATTAACCTTGATCAAGTCGTCCAAGTCCTTATTGGAGTTTTTAGTAGCCTTTTTCAGCGACTGTGAATGTCGCTTGGTCATTTCAGTCCTGTATGCTTCGATTACCATGGCAATCTGTGGTAACACATCATTCATTCCAGTCCTGGCAGCAATACTATACTTTCGTTGAAGTTCGTTGATCTTATTTTCTAGATCAGCATCTTTAATTTCAGCAGGGTTACCTAGTAATGGATGATACATTATTACCACCAAGCCGCAGTTAGTTTAGTCCAGATTTGAGTTGTTGTGTTTACATAATTTGCATAGCACATATAAACAGATGATGAAGTTGCTGCAACCGTTCCTGCTCTGTCTCCAGGTCTACCCATTGGACTATCTGGAACATCTGTAGCATACATCATATTGCTATAATTCATTTCTCTAAAAATATTAATAGGACTATTAGTAGTAACGCCTCTACTATTTGCTTCATCAGAACTGAATGCTGGGAATGTTATTACACCTGTAATAGTATTAATAGTTGAAATAATATGAGTAGCTGTTTCTGTAGGGAATATTCTAAATACATCACCGGGCTTTATTTCGTAAGCATTGTTTAGTGTTAACGAAGTAAGATTTAGAGATGGACCAACAGTTCCGCCTACATAATTTTTTGTAAAAGTCTGTGTAGTAAGAGTTTTAATTCCAGTTGTTCCGGATACTACTAAATTGCTAGAAGTAGCAGCAATATTTGCTGTTCCAACTTTTAAATTAGTTAGTGTGCTAACACCGTTTGCAACTCCTGCTGTTAATGCGTAAGTGGCAGTAGTTGCATTAGTGGCAGTTGTAGCAAACGAAGAACTAGTAACATAGTAAATGTTATCAGCTAACGCACCCATGCTACCAACAGCTTTTACAAATACAGTTTCTCCTGCATCAGTAGACCATAGTTCTACTATTTGATATGTTGATGTACTTGCAGGAATATTAATAGGTAAATTTAAATTAGGTTCTTTAACAAGTTGCCCAGAATAACTAGCAGCAAAATTTACAGTATATGATCCTGTATTATTTGCATTGCTTAATTCTAATGCAATTTTTCCTTGTATAGTAGCTGGCGGCCAGTCAACAATTGAAATAGTAAGTGTATTTGCAATTGCTATTTTTTGATAGCTTCCTTGCAAGTAGCTTAATTCTGTATTAGTACTAATACTATACATAGTGGGAGCATAATTTCCGCCGCCAACTAGACTAGCCCTATAAATTTTATTGTTATTAAAATCGCTAACAGCCGCATTTAATTTGGGTGTAGTTTGTTGTAGGCTAGAAATCTCCCCAGCTGCTGCTGAGAATGATTTTTGTATATAGGAAAAGTTGTTCCTAAAACCTTGGGTATCATTGTCTTGCCCTGCAACAGGATACAATGTATTAATATTATTGCTATAATTCGTTAGAGTACTGGCCATTTAAGATCTCGCTAAGTCTAATATTTATCCAGTGATTGTTACTGGATCTGGTAAATTGTAAGGCATATATAATGCTCTATTTGGCCCGCCTTGCAAACTACCGAAACTTGTATATCCAGACCCTCCATAGAACGCTTCATTCACTGGCCAGGGTGGGGATACTGCGGTAAGCCAATTCATAGCGTTAGTGGCAGTAAACCACGGCCTCATTTGTAATACACATGCAAGTACTCCGGCAACTTGTGGGCAAGCCTGACTAGTTCCGGATACTTTGTTTAAGTAATACGAGGAATTTCGAGGATCGGCTACAGCAGCAGTTGCATAGTCAGCATTAGCATACGCACCCATAATGTAATCGCCTGGCGCCCAAATATCAACCCGTGGACCTGAGTTGCTAAAATTTCTTTTATGTTCGGAATCAGCAGCAGTGTTGGCAGCTGATGCAATGCATCCTACCATGATTACTCCTGGGTTCCAAGTAGGTGTTCCACCTCTGTGATAGTAGTAAGAGAACCCTGTATATTCTGTCCATTGATTATTATAATCAGCACCAGTTGATACATCTATTTTGTGTCTATCGTTTCCTGCTGCACCTATAATTATAATCCCAGCATTTAAGCAGCTTCTTATTTCTGCATCTTCGGGAGGATAGTCAATTCCATGAACTCCTATACCTCCCTGTGGTCTTCCTATGGTACCATAAGTTCCGCTAGTAGTATTGGCTGCAAATGTAGATCCTCTATATGTGATAGAAGTTACTCTAGTATAAGGATTGAAATATCCAAAGCTACAATTTACAATTGTAGGTCTTTTATATCCTGTTGCAGGATCAATAGGCTTAGCATTATGGAACGCCCTAATACTTTGCCAACAAGCAATATTATCTAAAATTTCTAATTCTCTTCCATCGAATATACTGGTTTCTATAAATGCGCCTGTGCCAACACATCTTAAACTGTATATTTTAGCACCACTTGCCCATCCACATGTGTTGCCCGCAGCGATACTGGCACAATTACTGCCGTGACCGTCGCAGTCACCGTCAAAGCCGCCTACAGGTGTTGATAGATATCCGTATTGTGTCCAGTCATGATTAACAACTCTAGATCCACCAGTTCCATCTGCATTAACAGCAAATTCAGGGTGTCCTGATTCAATGCCACTGTCCATCACTATAACATCTACTCCAGATCCGTCTAAATTATATGTGTACTGTGTAGAAGTGGTGTTTAATGATCCGTAGTTGTTTTCTTTAAACAGGCTTCTAACTAGTCCCCAGTTTTTATGTGTATTGGATATAATAGGAGAGCCGTCTCTATAGAACACACCGCTTCTTGTTCCTAGTAATTTTTTTTGAATACCTAATGACTCGGCATCTCTAGTGACGCTTTTAATTCTAAGATCAGACATTAAAGCATCTGCTTCTTCCTGTGTTAGATAAAATGTACCGTTATACTCACTGCCTGGCATTGTATCGAGTGCTTGTACATTTCGGGCAGGGATAATGTCATCTCCCACAGGAGACATTAATTCACTATGAATTTCCTCTTTGTATGCCGGATCGTCGACTACAACAAAAAATTTATGTAACATTAATAAATCCTTGTTCTAGTTCCGCCAAATGTCCACCAATATGTTCCGTCAAAATATGCAGGCTGTCTAACACCATTGGCGTCAATTGCAAGAACAAGGGCGCCTTGTTGTGTAATAGCACCGATACTTGCTAGTGTAGATGTTGTAGCAGTGGATAATACAAAGGGTGCGTTAGCTGTGATTTGTCCAACTGCTTTTAGTGCTAAATCGTTGCCTGATTGAATTGTTCCAATTCCAACACCTGATACAGTTAGTGTACTAACATATAGTGTTTGAATAGTGTAAGTATTACCAACTAATACTGCACTACCAGTTGCGCCTGTAGCACCTTGACCAGCAAACAACCCGTCTGCACCAGTTGCTCCTGTAAATCCAGTTGCTCCTGTACCGCCTTGCAAACCAGTTGCGCCAGTACTTCCGTTGATGCCAGAAGTTCCAGTGGCTCCCGTTAATCCGGTTGCACCATTAAAGCCTGTACTGCCCGTTAAACCAGTAGAGCCTGTACTGCCCGTTAAACCAGTAGCACCTCCTGGGTCTCCCTGAGCACCAGTTGCTCCTGTAAATCCAGTAGCACCAGTCGGTCCGCCTGATGGTCCTGTAGCACCTTCTGGACCTGTTGCTCCAGTAGCACCGTTGTTACCTATAGGTCCTGCATATCCTCTACCTGGTATACCTTGAGGGCCAGTAGCACCTGTACTTCCAATTGGACCACCTGGGTCTCCTTTAGGTCCAGTAGCACCAGTAGATCCTAGTGGACCAGTGGCACCTTGATATGTTGCTACTCCACTTGGTCCTTGAGGTCCAGTAGCACCTGTTGAGCCTCGAGCACCTGTTGAGCCAATTGCACCTGTTAATCCAGTGGCACCTATACCAGTAGCACCACTTGGACCTAAAACTCGTCCAGCATTAATACTGTTACCATCGCTAGTAGTCACAATTAAGTTGTCGCTGACTACTTCAACACTTACAATGTAAGTTCCGGTATCGCCGATTGGACCAGTTGCGCCAGTTGCGCCAATATTAGGATTAGAGAGAACCCCATCTGATATTGTTAACCCGCTGCCAATTTTGATACCACCTAAAACGGTATCAGTTGCAGTAGCTAGAACAAATGGAGCAGCAACACTTATTGTACCGCTGGTTGTGATATTAATGTTAGCACCAATTTTAACAATGCCCACAGTTGTAGTAGACGCAATTGGTTGACTAGTATTGACACTAATAACACCACTCGGTGTAATACTTACTCCATTGCCAGCTATAACACCGCCTAGTGTAGATGTAGTAGCAATAATATTAATTCTATCAACAATACTTAATGATCCGCTAGTTGTAATAGCAAGTCCGTCACCTACAATAATTCCGCCCAGTGTTGATGTAGATGCCGGGGGTAATATTGTACTTTCTAATTCGTTATTAATGTAGCTGCCGATAGCATCAAGACTTATCTGTTTAGTTTTTCCGTTATCCATTACAGGAAGAACAAGTCCTCCTGTAACTGTAGTTACGACGGGTAAATTACTGATGGTACTCATTTAACTAAACACTCCACTACACCAAATCCGCTTTCTAGAGCAAAAGCAAATGGTTGGCGTCCATTGCTTACACTTGTTCCTTTACCGTCACCGAACGGCCAAATAGGATCGCCTTTAACTACATATCCTTCAATTCTAACCGGAACTCGTCCAGTTAACGCAATGTATGTTCCGCCTGTAAGTCCGCTGTTCATCATATACGCTGGCGCACCAGATACTACGCCGACTACATAACAATCAGATGTCGTAACGGCTGTTACTTCTTTAATACCGCCTACAGTTACTACTGTGCCAATTTCATATTCTCGATCTGCAAGATATTTTTCCGCCAAGTCAGCGTAGTAGGCTGATGTTGCTGTTCCTTGGAATAAAACTGCAAATAAATCACCATTTGCATTTCTTGCCGCAACAGTATTTGGCACCGCAGCGGTATTGGCATTTTGATAAGTTACTAATTCTTGAACAAACAATTGATTAGATTGTGTACTAATACCGGTTGCACCAGTTGCGCCAGCATTACCTTGAGCACCAGTAGCACCTACCGTTCCTACTCCTACTGGACCTTCTGGACCAGTAGCACCTGTTGATCCTAATGGACCAGTAGCACCTGTTGATCCAAACGCACCAGTAGCGCCGCTAGCTCCTGTATCTCCTGTAGGTCCTAATGATCCTGTAGCACCCGGAGCTCCTGACGGAATAAAGAATGATAAAATTGCATTTCCTGTCGACCCTAGATTAATAACAGTGGCAGTATATGTCCATGTAATTGAAGTAACTGTACTAATCTCAATAGTACCGGCTGGACCAAACGGCCCTGTAGCACCAGTTGGTCCACTTGCACCTACAGGTCCAGTTGCACCATCAGCACCTGTGGAACCTATACCAGTGGCACCTGTAGCACCTGATCCTGTAGCACCAACTAATCCTGTAGCACCAGTCGCTCCACTTGATCCTACTAGACCTGGATTTCCAGTAGCTCCTGTTGCTCCTTCTGGACCGGTACCTCCGGTAGCGCCAGTAGCACCTGTACTTCCGGGAAGACTAAATCCTGTTGCACCGGTAGCGCCTTGAGGTCCAGTAGCACCTGGTATTGTGCTGTCAGCACCTGTTGCGCCAGTAGGACCTGTTGCTCCTGTTGCACCTGCACCTGTAGCACCTGTTCCTCCTTGTGGTCCTGTTGCTCCAGTAGAGCCTATACCAGTAGCACCTGTTGCACCTTCTGGACCTGTTGCTCCCTGATTACCTTGAGGACCTTCTGGACCGCTAGCACCAGTAGCACCTGCTCCAGTAGCACCTGTTGCTCCAGGACCGCCAGTAGCACCACTTGCACCAACAAAACCTTGAGGTCCAGTAGCACCTGTATCTCCTACACCAGTAGCACCTGTTGCACCAGGCACATCACTTACTCCTGGATTACCTTGCGGTCCGGTAGCACCTGTGCCACCTATGTTACCCGTAGCTCCTGTAGAACCTGTGCTACCCCATTGTCCAGTAGCACCTGTTGCTCCTAATCCAGTAGCACCTGTTGCACCTGTAGTACCTACATCTCCTTGTACACCTTGAATTCCAGTAGCACCAGTTGAACCTTGCCCAGTAGCGCCTGTACCTCCTATAGTTCCAGTAGCACCTGTTGCTCCTAATCCAGTAGCACCTGTTGCTCCTGATCCAGTAGCACCTGTAGAACCTGCACCGCCAAACGGAATGCCAGTAGTCCAATTACCGAACCCATTTAATTTATAATATAATAATCCAGTATTAGTTGCTAAGAATGTGAACCCGAATGCTCTATCATCGTACTGGCTTCTTTCATCGAACGGTGTAGGATAGCTTCCTAATGCATCAATAGTAAATGACGGTCCAATAGGTCCAGTAGCACCAGTTGCTCCTAATCCGGTAGCACCTGTTGCTCCTTCTGGACCAGTAGCACCTGTTCCGCCTTGACCTGCAAATGTACCAGGTATTCCTTGAGGTCCAGTAGCACCAGTTGCACCTTCCCCAGTTGCACCTTGCTGTCCTGTTGCACCAGTAGCACCCTGTGATCCAGTGGCTCCAGTAGACCCTGTTCCTCCGGCAGCAGCAGCAGATCCAGGTATACCCTGAGGGCCAGTAGCACCTGTAAGACCGGTTGCACCGGCGGATCCAGTAGCACCAGTGGCTCCTTGACCAGTAGCACCTGTACCACCTTGTAACCCTGTGGCACCACTTGCACCTGTACTACCAAATTGACCTGTGGCACCTTGTATACCAACTGGACCTTGTGGACCAGTTGATCCTACGGAAAGTCCCGGCCTGATAAAATCTGAAATCTGTTGGCTAGTTGCTTGGTAAGTCTTACTACCATCTGAAACGGGTATAATCAGAGTACCAGTAAAGGTGTTTATTATGGGTAAATTACTAATGGTGCTCATATTTTAAATATCTGTAAATAGGTCTTGTCCGTCTTCGCTTTCTAGAATAATACCATCTGGTCCTGCGATAACATCGAGTGGACGCTGACTATCAATATTCGTAACTGGGAACTTGAGGTATTTATCGCCACTATAATCTAGGGTATTATCAATTACTAATCGATCTACTTCAAAATCTAGCACTCTAAAGTCAAATCCGCTTAATTTGATCTTTTTAACAACAGTAGCACCTTCTCCCGGCAATACATAACATATTGGCATAGCTTTGATAAATCCTAAAGGAGCACCAGTATCTTGCTGTATAGTACGCATAAATCTAGGTCTTAAGAATTCGTCAACTTTAATGGTTTCACCTTTGATTGGAATTGCTTCTAAACTCTTTTGCCAGTTCTCTATACTAGCAATAGAATAAGATGCAATTGAATCGTTAATAAAGAATGATACAGTATCTGGACTTCTATTAGCAACTGAATTATAATCGATAACATCTACATATACTAGATCGTAAACATATTTGCCTGTTTCATCTTCTGCTTTAAGAGTTTTAACCTCGCCGAAGAAAAACCTTTTATTATAGAAATAATTCTGTAATCCAATAATGTATTCAGCTAAGTTAAGTCTTTCAATGCCGTGTTCTAATACTAATTTAATTTCGCTCTGAAGACCAAAGGCAGGATCGTTGGCCCTATACAATACCTTGTAGTCAAACACATTGGAATCATTGATAAAGTTTCTGTAAGACTTTCTTTTGTCTCTATACATAAATGGTCTCATGTATATAGAGCTATATGGAGTAAGACTATTATCTCCTAGCTTAATTGTAAATTCTTTATCAATTGCAGCTAATCTATATATATCTGTAGCTTCAACAGTAAATGTATAGGTTCTATCAATATCAGTATTACCACCGTCAATTGTAAAATCTAAATCATCTGTAACACCGTCGACTGTAGTAGTTTTATTAAACGGAATTTTTCCAATGATAGTACCATCTGATTTAAATTCTAACCCTGTAGGAAGTTCTCCAGCAGTTATTCTATAAGTGACACCTATTTCAGGATGATTATAGTGAGCAGCTACAACACTAAGTTCACTTTGATACCCTGTTTTAATTTCACCAACAGTTGAAGTAGTAATCCATCTTAAGTCGCTATCTACACTGCCTTGTAATCTTAATGAAAATACTCTATCATATTTTCGAACTTCACCAGTACTAGAAGTTCGAATCATTCTAATTGTAAATTTATAATCTATACTGTATGCAGGAATGTACGGAATTTGCCCATACAAATTACCTGAGTTGGTGTCTAGCTGAAACCCTATTGGGTGCTCGCTAGAACTGCCCAAGAACAAAATAGTATCGTTAGGTATATCATCTAAAAGATCAATTTCTAACGCACTACTCCTTTTAAATTGAACACTGCAATTATTTAAATCGCCCGACACACTTGTAATGGTATAAGTAGTGGTTCCGGCCCCTTCTACATAACTATCTAATCTAAATTTTTGCCCTACAACTGGTAATGCCGTTAAATTTTTTAGATATAAAACTGTATCACCTGCTAAGTTAGTAGTTTGTCGATATGTGTTAGGATCACTTGAACTATTAGCTCGAGCTTTTATTTCTGGGTTAACAGTTATATTATTCCATTCGAATGATAAAGGACCTGCTCCTGGAACAGGGTCGTATAATTTGATAGGAATAATTTGATAATTAGCTGCTCGTCTAATACCTAAGTTAGCAGGATTTAACCAATTAGGGGAAAATAAGTAGCTGTCACTACTTAGGAAAAAGTCTGCATCTGCATATATCCAAGAAGTATCACTTCTTAAACTATTAGCATCAACAATTTTCATTTTAAACAATCTCTTAGATGTATTATATCCGTCGCTAGCCGTAACATAGAATTGATATTGTTTAGGAATAAACTTTGGTTTAACAGGTTGTAAGTCTATAATTTCTACTGTGTCATATCCGTAACTATCATACTTTAATCCATCGTATCCTACACCACCTAAACTATCGAAATTTTGTACGGTTACTTCTTTAATAGTTCCTGTAATACGGCCATCTTCTGTTAGCCGTAATCCGGATGGTAATACTCCCTCACCATCTTCTATATAATAGCGCATTTCCATATTGTCGAATAATGTATTAGGTTGCGCCGCCAATTGGTAATCTACTATTTGTCGATTAATGGCAAAATATTCATTACTTGACCCAACAGGCAGATAACCGCTAGGAGTAATCCATACAGGTTCAGTGGCACCGGTAATATCAATAGTAAATGTTTTATCTGTTATTCCAGTTGAGTTAGACGCTCTAATAACAAACTTGCTTGTTAAATCAGTAGGTATAGCATTTGAACTACCAAAGATAAATCCGGTGGTTGTTGCAGTCGTTGCAGTAGATTCAACCTGAAGCATTAATCCTTCTGGAAGAGATCCGGCAATTATAGAAAAATTAGTAGAAGTACCTGTAGCAGTAAATGGTATTAATACCGATTGTCGTTGCGTAAAGGTTCCTAAAAATGTTTCTAAGGTGGTCCATACTGGTTCTGTCATATTAGACCCTAAATAAACTTACTTTTGCTCGCCATGCAATTTGATTACTTGTACCGACACCTGATGCGTTAAACGCTCTTACATTGATTGCGTCCCCTACTACATTTGCATCTTTTAAATCCCAAACTGCATTACCGCTTGCTCCGTTGGCTGCGATAGATACAACTCCAAGTCCAGTCACTATAGCACTCGGGCCATTCCATACTACAGTATAACCGCTGGCCATGTTATGTGTGCTGTTTGTACTATCAACCGCAAATATATCAATTGACGCACCTTGGTATACTGACTTATCGAATGAAAATAATGTAACAGTAGAACTATTAGTCGGTAATGTAAATGTACCACTAAAAGATTTAATGTCTATAGAAGGAGCAAGTGTATTATCTAAAATAGAAACATTAGAAGTAGCTGTTGATCCGCTGCCACCTCCGCCAGTTGTTTCTAAAACTCTAAAGTTATCATTGATCTTTCTAAACGCGGTGCGGAGTGTGTCTCCGTCACCTTTGTTAGACGATGAACCTGTATTAATATATTGTATGGTCATTTATAGTCTTCCTACTACTACTTCGATAACGCCAATTGATTGACTATCGTAATCTTCTAACGCCTTACCAATAACAGAACCTAACTTAGGATCGTTGTCAGCAGTAGCAACACCAGGTGCGCCACTAGATACTAGCATATCACCCTTTCTAATTTTACCGACTACCTTACACGGTACTCTACCAGTTAACGCAATATGTATACCGCCGACTTGCTCATCGTTCATTCGATATGCAGGGTTAGTAGATACAACACCTGCAATTCGTCTGTCCATAAACTGTCGTGCAATAGTTACTTCTTTATCTCCCCCAAATACAACAACTGTACCAGGTTCATAATCTGCATCTGGCAAATATTTTTCTGCCAAGTCAGCATAGTAGGCACTAGTAGCGGTACCGTAGATTACATTAAATCTATTACCACCGGAACCAATATTTCCTACTCCATCAGATCCTGCCTTAGTAATACTTTCTAAAGTAATAGTTCTAGCGGCAAAGTCTCCACTCGAATCTCTAGCAACAATTGTACTTACAGTGTTTCCATCAGTAGCATTAGTGTTAATCTGTCGTGCAGCACTACCATCGAAGCCAGACCCTGTAGCCCAACTTAAATGCGTACCTAATGTTAATGAACTATTAACTTTATTGGCATCTCGTGCAGTACCAGTTAAATTACCCACAAATGTTGTAGCAGTAATAATACCGGCATTAAAGTTTCCACTTGCATCCCTAGCAACAATGTAGTTGGCAGTGTTTGAGGAAGTAGAGTTAACAGTAATATTATAAGACCCGCCTTCGCTGGTTGAGCTGCCACTAACTCCAAAGCCACTAATTGAACCGTCTTTGACATAGTTACCTGTTGTATCTGTACCTAGTGCTACACTATCAGCACCGATAGTTAATGCAACATTGGTTACACTAGAACTACCATCAATACTAAACGAACCAGTAACATCACCGCCACTAAATGTAACTGTTCGAGCAGTATCCCATTTTAGTGCGCTGGTTGCAGTTCCCTGGAATCTGGCAGCGTATACATCACTGTATCGGTGCGTACCAGTACCTAACCAGAATGTTAAATCGGTGTTAGGACGAAGTTCGTTAGTATAGACTGGTCCGCTTAGTGTACCAGCTCCTACTCCTAGAGAACTGTTAACTCCGTCTTTGGCTAATTTAGTATCTGCATAACCTTTAGTGGCTGCATCAGTAGTTGCTGTTGGAGAACCAACACCTGTTACTTTATAGGTATTCATCTTAAGGTCTGCACCCATAGAACGAACACCTCCTAAATCTAAGTAGCCACTACCAATTGGTGTAACACCGTTGCTACTATTATTTTTGTTTAGGCCTAAACGACTGTCAACATAACTTACAATAGCTTTTTCTGTAGGAACACTATTGTTAGATTCATTACCCATAGTCCCGTCAACGGAGAATACTTGAACTAGAGTTTGACCTCGTTTAAAGCTAATACCGTCAACATTGGTTAAGCTAATAGGTGCGCTAATACTTACTGTACCACGACCTTGGTCAACGCTAAAGAACTTACCAACTTTAAAGTTACCGTCTTGGTCACTAGTTACATAGTACACACGACCTTTTCCGATTTCTTGAACTTCTTTAGAACTATCTGGAGCATTGTTCGGAGGTCCATATAAGTCGTTTGGATATTTAGAATCAGCATAGCCGCCAGTACCAATGTTAGATAAGTCGTGGCCTGTTACACGCATCGAAGAAATCTTAGAAGTAACTCCGCCAACTTGGTTAGCTTGTGTACCTGCTTTTAGAGTTGTGTTACCTATTTCTGCTTGCAATGCCGCAGCATCACTTAGTCTCTCAAAGTCAACTTCGCCCCATGCATTTCCGGTTGCAGTTGCATTTCTATAAGCAGTAACTTTGTAAATATCACCTTCGTAACCGAAGATGTAAGTTATACCTGACGCAATTCTAGCCTGACTAGATACACCGATGTCTGCAACTTTAATAGTTTTAGTGCCAGCAATACCAGTTACAAAGGCCGTTGCAGTTGCAGACCCACTAGCAAAAGTAATGTTTTGAACACTAGTCGAATCATAACCTACACCAGACTCAGTTAGTACAACACTGGTAATAACACCACTACTATTTGTAACACCGTAGCCTGTTGCTTGTATATTAGTGAATGTTAATGTATTGCCGGTTGTCCAGTTAGTAGCATTACTAACGCGGATTTGAGTACCAGCACTATTAGACCACAACACATAAGTAGGAATACCGCCTGGATCAACTCCACCGATAGTAACTTTGGTACCAATATGAATCACACCACTGGCACCTGTAATAGTTACTAAGTCTGTGTCAGTTTGGTTACCGCTAACTGTAGCAGTTCTTGTGGCCGCAGTTGGAGCAGGAATAACTGCTGTAACTGTTGAGTTAGGTGTATACCCTGAGCCACCACTGGTAACTGTTAGTTTACCTAATCCTTGTCTGTAGAAATTACCTGAGAAGTAAGGACTAAACAAGATGTAGTTATAAGGTGTATCACCTTCTGCTAATGCACTGTCTCCACCTAAGTTTGTAAAACTTAAGATTCGATATACATAAGTAGGATCTTCATTGTAAGTTAGTACAGTACTAGGTCTTGACAGAGTAGATGCGTTAACATCCATTAACACTTGATTAAAATACTGCCTGATAATTACTTCAGTGCCGTCTGCTACTGCGGCATATAATCCCTTACCGGTACCGTCGTCAATACTTAAATTATAAACACCGCTAGTATTAGAGTCTTGGGTTGCACTCTTAACATTATATAATCTCCATACACCGTTATGATTAATCTCAAGTTGACTCTGTGCTATAGGTACATAGCTTACACTTTCTACATATATTGTAGAATCGTCAATCTTATTTGTGTAAGCGCCTGTTGACTTAACTGTGGCAATTTGAGATGTTGCATATTTGCTTCTTGCAGCAACTGGAACTTCAGTAGGGTCACTACCTTCGGATCGCAGAGCATTTTCACCAGATACACACGATCCTGCAACACTTCGACATTGAGCGCCATTTAATGCATAATATGCAGAGTAGCAGTAGTAGGTAAACATGGATACATTTTCTACCAACGCACCGTTAGTACAGAAAATACCATAACCTAAATCATTCATTTGTGTAAAATCGTTCGCCAACATACTACGATTACCTGCAGTAATTAGCGTTAAACTACTAGGTAACGGTTGCTCAGTTGTTGTAATAAAGCCTGGCTTAACTGTGATAGTATAAGCAAGTGACCCACCAAATGTTACGGAAGGATCAGATGAATAATTAGTACCGCCGGTGTCAATAGTAATACCTGTAATAGCACCATTAGCATCTACACTGGCTACTCGAGCTGTTGCAGCAACACCTCCTCCTTGTATAGGAAAGTTAATTGGTGTATTGACGGCATATCCTTCGCCGCCGTCAATAATAGTTCCGCCTGTAATTATACCTGCATTACTAATGGTCCAACTTAATCTTGCACCACCGATAACAATGTCGGGTGTACCTGCTGTAGTTCCTTTAATAAATGTACCATTTACATATCCACTTCCAGGAAACGATGTAGCAATTGCAGTTACAACTCCGGAACTATTAATAGTTGCTGTACCAGTAGATGCTAGACCACCTGATTTAGTAGGAGAACCAAATCTTGCTCTAACCGTCCTAGTTGCTCCAGTTCTAAATCCAGTGCCATTAACACTAGTAACAGTTGCAATACCTCCAGCTCTTGCAGGGTTTAAGTTTATACCACCAGTTCCGTTTAAAGGATCCCATTCACTAATAAAGTTTACTTCGTAGCTAACTCCGTTGTGAACAAAGAAACATGGAGTTTGAGGAATTTCGTATCGAACAACAGTAGAAGTAGAAACAGCTGGCCTACCTAATCCGCCGGGTGAAGTAATATTAATCTTTACAGGATTTCCACTGCTATTGTTTGTAATACTTGCCGGGCTAACTTGTAGGTTACCAGCAAAGCCATCAATAAACATACCACCTGAGAATACATGTCTGTTATAGCTCTTAGAGAAACTAGAAGCAGTTTGGGTGTATGGTGACTTGGCAAGAATCTGACCATTTGGGTCAAGTACTTTCATGAAGCCGCCGTGTCCTTGTGCGCTAACATATCGAATGAGTGTAGCGTCATTCATTAAGAACACATCCATTTGGTCGTTATACTTAGGAGGATTAAACGCAGCATCGTTGTTGACAATTCTAGAACATGCTTGTACTAGGTCTGCTAAGACTGCCGAAGCTCTAGTTTCTGCGGTATATGCACTATCTATAACTTGACTTGCTGAGTTACCGGGAGATTTAGTTACAGTACTGTTAGCAATAATTAGTTGACCGATGGTATTAATTCTATTAATAGAAGCAACAATCTGAGCCGATGCTAAAGTTCGATATTCGTCTGCAATGTTAATAGTATTATTATTTCCACTATCACGCATATCGTCAATAAACGCATCTACAATATAACCGACATCTTCTCGGTACTGGGTCTGATTATAACTAAAACCTGGGTATGTGGAATTGATCCATGCAATGATTTCAGACTGAATAAATGATCTGTTCAACTCTAATAATTTAGAAGCATTGTTAATACCGCCACCGTTATACACTGTGGTTAACAAGTTCACTGGTCTACTAGCATCTCTTAAGTAATGATAGCCGTAATTAATTGGAGAATAAATGTTCCAGCTTCCGGACGGAATTGTAGCGCCAGGTGTGTAATTTTCAATTATTTTTAAGTAATTGGAATTTTGAGCAAGGTTAACTGCAAATGTATTAGCATTAATTGCTGTAATAATACCGTTACCTTTGTAGATTCCTGATAACTTAAAGACTTTACCAATCCAAGAGGCACTAGCACTACCTGTTGCTAAGGTAACAGTAACCACTCTCGTTGTAGAATCATTCGTTAAAGAATTAATGGTAATTCCTACAGCGGATGCATAATCTGTCGATGTGTTTAACTGTACTGTTAAAATTTGGTCAATTTGAGTATCTCTGAAAAAATAGGTATTTGCCCATTTACTTCCACTAATTGAAGAAATTCTAGAGTTATCTCTATATTGAGGCTTTACAATACTTCGTCTAAACTCATCACCTCGTAAAGACACATTTTGTCCAAGCCTAATAGGGTATTCATCTCGATGTTCGCCGGATTCTAAAATAATAGTACATTGATTCTTAGGCTGTAATTGACCCCATTCTATTTCTTCCGCTAGTTCAAAATCTGCTACAAATACATGCCAGTTGTCACCTTCGATTGTTAAACCACTAGTTAATCCAACTCCATTAGAGAAATCAACTACAATATAGTTAACGCAATTATTTGAAGTATCAATTGTTTCACCTACATCAGTGATGGTACCGTAACTAAGAACAGTTCCTGCGTTGTTAGACACAGTAAATTTATATCCTATCCAGAAGTCTGGAGTTTCTGTGAGATCACTAGGATTTAATGTAAATGTAACAGTACTAGATACACTGTCCGGAGTAATTGGTACATTAAATCCTCTGGCATAGTCAACTGGTACTACATCATAAATTTCATCGCCTGCGCTTTGTCTAATAGATTCAATTTTTGCAACAGCGCCGCTGTTCTTTCCTTGAATATAGCACCCTGGAAAAATACTACCAGCAACATAACCATCACTACCGTTGCTGCCAACTCCGCCCATTGTTAACTGTACGCCAAATAAAGTTGCATCTAAAATAGTAGATGCCGCACTAGCAGTTACATACGCTGTGTTAAGAGTATTATTATATGTGACAGTTTTTAAGTACGGACCTAAAATAATTTCACTATTCTGAATAAACATTTCAGCTGCACGAGCCGCTCTGTTTACAGTTTTAAATGCGTATGCTGGACCACGGCCTCTTTTGTAAACAGGCTTATCAAACTGTGTATCGCTACCGGTTAAACTTACATAAAAGTTAACTGGGCTAATAAAGCTAGAACTATCTACATAATTCTTAGTGGCCGCCTGGCTCGGGTGATCAGTTTCAACTGGATCTCTAAACAAGTACAAAGCACCTGTCATAGTACCAAACGCAGGGTTTGGTAAACCTGTAAACGAGTCAATTGTACTAGTACCAGCTAGTCCAATTTTAGTATCAGCATATTTTTTATTAACTAGGTGCGTTGAACTAGAAGCATCTATAATAGAAGGAATGTTACCAGTAACTGTACTAGATGTATAATATAAAGTTGTAGAACCAGTAAATGCGTAACCAGTTCTAGAAACAAAGTTTTCAAACACCCAACGGCGACTTACTGCATCGTAATCTTCTAACGGACCACTACGATCCATATTAACTAAACTATAAAGATTTTGCCCGTTTAGGTTACCTGCAAGAGTTGGTGCAGTGTCTGATTTTAATGTAGATGCAGTATTAGCAATTGTAATACTGTCACCGGTAATAAGAATATTAATGCCTGTTCCAGCATTTAAAGTTCGGTTAACAATTTTAGTGCCGAAGTCATTAACACTTAGCACAGCCTTCGGTGTTAGGCTTGTTGGAGCTTCTTTAAGTCTTAAGAAACTGAAGCTAGCACCGAATCCTAACAGATTATATACATCTGAAAAGTTTTGATTTACCTTTTGGAAAGCGGTATAAATGCTATCGCCTGTCCCGTCATTTGGTTGGCTTCCAATGTTAATAGTTTGTTGATTTGCCATAATTTCCTCTGCTGTAGCCATATTTATTATGGCATGGAATGCCTAGTTTAAAGCATTTTTACATATCAACAAGTATTTATTTGGAACTACATCAATCTAATATAAGTGGGAAATCTATTCTGTTAAATATATACTTAATCGAAAGGACTAGTATGATTAACTTCATCAAATCATTTTTTAGCTCATACAAGAGCACAGAGCCAGTACCAGCTCCGGCACCAGCACCTGTAGTAGAATCAGCACCTTATAAGGTACCTGAGCCTGCTGCCACTACACCAATTCCTTTGGTAGTAGAACCTGTTCAGCCGGTAGTAGAAGCCAAGGTTGATCCAGTAGCTGTAGCATTAGATTTAGAACCATTAGATCTAAGCACACCAGCTGCACCGGCCAAGAAGCCTCGCAAGCCTCGAGCTCCAAAAGCTGTTGTAGAAAAACCAGTCGTAAAAAAAGCAGCCCCTAAAAAGGTAGCTGCTATTAAGGCTGCTCCAAAAGCTAAAGCTAAAACGGCAACATCAAAGAAGGCCTAATTGTTTAGCCTGCTCGTATAATGCGAAGCTGGCTAAATTTTTACCTTTAGCTTCGACCATTATATCATGTGTCTGAGTAAATTGTAACGCCCATTCATTTACTGCGGTATTCCACATGAAATCACTGTGGGCCCGCAGTTTTTGTTTTTTGTGGCCTTCACTTAATAGTTTTGTGTAATCTGGTTTTACACCAGTGTCATGACCCACGAGCCAATCTTCACGACTGACAGAATAGTGCATAGTAGGCCGGACACCACGCCAAGACTCAACCACCCGATCATTGAGGGAGTCCATGGGCGAGAGGTAATTGCCTGTTTTAACCCAATGGTGATGCACATCCAATACGATAGGCACCAAATCACTAATAGTGAGACAATCTTCCAATCCATAGCTTATTTCTTCGTTTTCGATGGTAATACAATTTCTTGCTTCGGGGGTAAGTCTTTTGTAGGCAGAGCGAATACCTTCGGGACCGGCTCTACCCGAGATGTGGACATTGATTTTAAAGTCCTGAAATGATTTACCGTAGCCCATGTACCTGGCCATATCTGCATGATATTCAAACTCCTCTATGCTTCGATTGACGATGTCGGGATTGTCGCTGGCAAGTACAGTAAACTGTCCAGGATGGAAGCTAAGCCGAACATTATTGTTCCTAGCACTGTCGCCAACAGACTTAAAATTTTTAGAACAATAGTCAATAACATCGCTACGACGCCAAAAATAACTCCAGTCGGATTGGGTATAAACAGGCAAAATATCACTACCGAGGCGCACCATACGAAGATTTTCATCTAAACTTCCTACCCTTTCAACTAGTTTTCGAACTGCCTCGATGTTACCTACCATTAGGTCCCAGAGCTTCTGTTCAGCTACATCTCGACTCTGTCTATTTAACCAGGCAACTGTAGTACTGCCTGTATTGTACTTTTTAGCATCATCATTGGGTTTAATGCCGTCTACTTGTCCGGCATGATCAATCCACTTGCAGGCAAAACCGATTTTTTTAGTCATATAATACTTAGAATGAAAATAATTAATGCAATAAGAGGATGTCCAAATAGCAGAGCCATCATTGCTAAAATAGTTCCGAAGAATATTTTATCACTGCTCATCTTGGACTTTCTGAATAGACCATGTACCGTCTTTGTTATCGATCCATGTTAATGTATCGCCTTCGACCCATCCCTGTAGATTTAACAGATCTTCTGGAAGTGGTAACAGAAGATCACCTGTTTCGGTGTCTTCTTCAATTGTCACAGTCCAATTGGTCATTGCATTCTAAAATTACGAATTGCGTAGTTTGCATAAGCAATCATAAAAGAAATGCCAGCCCAGACATAATCTCCCTTGGCAAGCTCATTTAGTCCTTGCATGGTTAGAAAACCAATGATAAACCATGTAATCGCATCCTGGTTGCGAACATACCAATTTCTAAATTGTTCCATCTCAATACTCCTTTGTAAGTGCGTGATGAACTAAAAATGATTTAAAAGCCTTATAGACAGCAGCCGCTTCATTATCGTCTACAGGAACCTTTACTCCCCTAACATAAAATCCATCTTCAGCAACTCTAAGAATCTCAGATTTGTTAGAATGGAATATAATGTTATTTTGGGGAGGAGCAGTTACTGAAAACACTGGAGTCGGCCGTGGAGTCGGTTGAATAGTAAACATTTCTGAAAATGCCTCTCCAACTTCTTGTGCAATAATACCATGTGTCATGTTATTATTTTACACTATTCCTCGGAAATAGTCAATGGTTTTAACAAGACCTTGTTCCAAATTAATTGTTGGTTCCCAGTTTAACATTTGTTTGGCCTGAGAAATATCTGGGCGTCTTTGTTTAGGGTCATCTTGGGGCAACGACATTTGGAGGATTTGACTCTTACTCCCGGTTAGCTCGATTACTTTATGTGCTAATTCCCACATGGTAAACTCGCCAGGGTTTCCAATATTGACAGGCCCAATAAAATTATCATCTGTGTGATTCATCATTGCCTGCATAGCATCCAAAAGATCATCAACATAGCAGAAACTACGAGTTTGCATACCGTCACCGTACAAAGTAATGTCTTTGCCTTGCAGTGCTTGAACGATGAAATTACTGACTACTCTGCCATCATTTGTGGCCATTCTTGGTCCATAAGTGTTGAAAATCCGAACAATTTTAGCCTTAACATCGTGAGTACGATAGTAGTCCATGAATAAGGTTTCTGCTGCTCGTTTGCCTTCATCATAGCAACTACGAATACCAATTGGATTTACATTGCCCCAATAGCTTTCTGGCTGCGGATGAACTTGTGGATCTCCATAAATTTCACTTGTACTTGCCTGTAAAATTTTAGCACCAGTTCGTTTAGCAAGTCCTAGCATATTGTACGCACCTAATACACTAGTTTTCATTGTCTGGATAGGGTCCCATTGATAATAGAATGGGCTTGCAGGACATGCTAAGTTATAAATTTCGTCTACTTCTACATATAATGGAAAGCAGATATCTTGACGAATAACTTCAAAATTTTTATTATCTAACAAATGGGCAATGTTATTCTTGCTACCTGTAAAGTAGTTGTCCACACAAAGAACATGATGCCCTTCTGTAACTAATCTATCGCACAGATGACTGCCAAGGAATCCTGCCCCACCGGTTACTAATATTTTTTTCATTTGTTGTCCTTTGGTTGTACAATGCCGTATTGTTTATAAAGCCAATTAATATATGCTTCAATTTCTTTGGTAGGAAAAGGATATGCCTTATATGCAATGTTTACTTTTTCTAACCAATCTTTGTCTGTTATAATCATATCAATTCCAGTGTCGAATTACACCTGCTACTATAAAGCAGTTTGTTATTATGTATGATAGCACAATAAATGTGCGAAAGCAAGCAATTAGATCCGATTCCGAATCTGTATTGCCTGCTTTTTCTCCAAGGGCCTTAGCCCATAGTCTCCAAATGTTACGCAAATAGGTCTTCATTCCATTCACGATGTCCTTCACGGAACGCCATATTGGCCTGTGTTTCGCGTACTTCCACACGATAGCACCAAAGTCTTGCCGCTTCGCCCGGTCCCCACATCTCTGGAATGTAAACGCCGTTGACATATTTGTAGAGCATGTCACTTAATGCTTCACAACCGAGTGCAGGTAGAATGACAATCTTAGCCATGTTCTTTTCTTGTAGCATTTTGAATACTTCCATTTGAGGATCGTCTTGTGCAACAATTAAAGTATGATCGAATTGATCCTCTAATGTTTTCTTTAGTTCTTTTAAACCACCGTAGTCAGCCGCCCAGTTGCGGACATCTAGGTCGTTGGTGCCAAAGTAGAATTTCATGCTAAATGAATAGCCGTGAATTAGATTACAATGACTATCACTACGCCATTGGCGGTATGCACAGGGAAATGCATCGTGATATTCTTTAGTGCTTGTGTACTTGTATAGTACAGGTTGTAGATTTGCCATCTCTAGTCTCCTTTATAAGGTAGCAAGTTTGACGACATGCAGAGTTTATAAAGCGGGATGAATGTGCGTAAAAGTCCGCTGAGCTATTAGTATACTATTTAATAGTACCTGTTGTCAACAATTTTATTTCCTCTTTGACTGTTTTAAGTTCTTTGGAGATTTCTTTGATCATTTCTAATTCTTTTCGACGACTGTGTTGTAATTGAACAAATGCTAGCGCAAACAAAGTCCAGCCAACAGCCCCACCTACAAATAAAAATATTGTTATATAATTTGCCATAATAGTTCCCATGAGTAAAAATATTTACTTGAGAACCTGATATACTTTAGTCGGTGCTTTATCCTGAGATTTGTCCAAATGTTTTCCAAAGACCTGGACTACCGCCCTGTACACAAATCCAGCCCACATTTCCAGTTGGTCTTGGCTCGCTGTTCCACACTATGTCACCTTTGGTGTAATTACCATCTCTCGGAGGCTCATCACCTTTGGCAAATAATTTGCCGGCAAATCTCATGTTGCCTGCAACTTCAAATTGTTCTCTAGGATTCTTAACACCAACAGAGAATTTGCCAAATGATCGGACAACTGTGGAGTCTTTAAACTCATGTCCAAATGTAATATCACCTTTTTCATCAACGCTAATTCTAGGTTGGTCATCGGTAATAATACTAACGCCTTTGTTATTTCTAGTACCAAATCTACCAACGCCGTTACGGTCTCCGTTAATAACCATTTCGATGTCATTTACCTCGTCGTACACTGTAAAGATTGCAGTTGGACTATCATACCCGATACTGAATCTACCAGATTCTGCATCATAAAACACATTATCGTTAAATTCTACATTACCTGTTACAACTAATTTTTCTAGTCTGCCAACTTTTTTAAGGTTACTAGCAGTAATTCCACTACCTAGTTCGGAATCGTTTAGAACAATATGCCCGCCGATCATATAGTTTCTACCAGCAGTAATATCAATATTTTCTGTACTAAAGAATCTATCAGGACCTGCCATTAATACAAATTGTTTGTTATATGAATCTTTTTGCGGCCATAACAAACCAGTTCCCATGTTGGAGCCTTTTTCGCCCTCTCCGAACTCTAAATATTGTTTTTCGTAGACTTGATTAGTAATCAGCTCAGTAGTTCTAACAAATCCTGCATCTAGTACACCGTAGATTTTAACATCGCCGCGGACTGTAAAGCTATTTTCAATGGTAGTTACCGCAAGTGTTTTAACGGTAATTTTATCATCTTCAACTACTAAGGTTTGCTTAGTGCTTCGATCTTTAATGCCCGTACTGGCAAAGTTTGTGATTGTGCCACCGTTGACTAAATCTCCAGAGAGATCGCCGGCATTTAAAGTTAGATTAGAGCGTGGAATACTGTCAATTGTATTTCCGTCAAAAGTTTTTACCATTGTTGTACATTCCGTATAGTAGGTCACCTTCCAGAATTCTGGTATGGGTGTTTCTACTATTTAGTACAATAATAGCTCGCTTATGATCTTGGCCTTGTACAAGCATGATTAGACATCCGCCTGACCTTTGAATCCAGCCTGTTTTGCTTATAACTATGTCTTTATATTTCTTAACAAGACTGTTTGTAGTTCCATAATTAACAGAAGTAGACCGTTTCTTGCCTGGAATTTCTATAGAAGTATGATCGCTAGTGCTATATTTTAAGATAGTTTCGTAGGTCGCTGCATGTGATAACAGCTTAATCAAGTCTTGTGCCGTACTGATATTAGTGTCTAATAAGCCTGTAGGATCAGTAAACTGAGTATGGGTCATGCCTAGCGACTGTGCTTTTTCGTTCATTTTTACAATAAACGCATCTTCGCCACCGGGATAGTGTTTAGCTAATAGTTTAGAAGCTAGATTGTCTGAACTCATTAAAGTGATATGAAGTAATGTACTTTTAGGCACAGTCAGATTGTTTTGCAATCTACTTCTTATTCCTTTAATGCGCTCAACCTTGACCAGTTCAGTGAGATCTGTACCTGCATCTAAAATAACCATTGCTGTCATTATTTTAGTAATACTGGCTATGCTACGGACTTCTTCGCTGTTTCGTTCCTTGAGCATTGTACCAGTATTGAGATCCATTACCGCATAGCTAGTGGCAGTAATGGGGGTTGCCTTTGATTTAGCGTAAATAGGCACTCCGCATAAAAATGAGGAGATAACCAAACACTTAATTACGCTGTTCAACAACTTTATCAGCCAGTCCATAATCTACTGCTTCTTGGGCACTTAAGAATGTATCAAACTTCATAGTTTCAAACATTTCTTCGTAGGTCTTACCTTTGGTATTGTGCTTGACATACAACTGCGTCAGTCGTTCGTTAATCCGTTTAGATTCTTCAAAACTGCGTTTTGCATCTTCGAACTGCAAGTCTTGTACATGTACAGAACCACTTGTACCGCGTGTACCAGAACTAACACGGTGAATCATTGTGCGGCTTTCCGGCAATACAAATCGCTTGTCCTTGGCACCTGCTTGTGCAAGGAACGACCCCATTGAGCAAGCCTGACCCATCACAAATGTTGCTACATCGGGTTTGACAAATTGCATAACATCGTAAATGCTTAGGCCAGCAGTAACAAGTCCGCCTGGACTATTAATATAGAAGTTAATGTCCTTTTCGCTGTCCTGACTCTCAAGATGTAAAAATTGTGCAACAATTACATTGGCACTGTGATCGTCAACTGGCCCATTAAGGAACACGATGCGTTCGTTAAGCAAGCGACTATAGATGTCAAAGGCTCGTTCTCCTGAACTAGTCTTTTCAATGACCATTGGTACTAACATATTAAAAATTATCCTTTACTTTATTTGTATTTGCAAGTCCTGCAAGAATTTGAAATTGTTCCCACGCTTTCTTCACTGTGGGATTACTGTCGATGTCGTGTGATGTTAAGCCAACTTCTAGCCAGTAGTAAGACATGCGCTGTGGTCTAGCACCGAACTTACGAGGTTGATGAAACTTACCTTGCTCCCAAAGATCAATACTGATCTGACGGAAGCGACTCTCGTCTTCATCTGGGTAGCTAGCCCATTCTGGATTAGCCCAATGGTATCCTTCCCAAATACCTGCCCATTGTTCGTCATTGTGCGGATCAAAGTCCGTACGAGAAACAACAACTAAGACATCGTTGATGTCTACTGTGCCATCAACGATATCACGAATACACCGGCTATAACTTAGACCAACTTTCATTTTATTTTATCCGTTCTGAGTTTGCGACATTCCTCTTTAACTTTAATAGGAATGTCTGGACTAATTTCTGCTATACTGCAATTATACACTCTTTCACCATGCTTGGGCAAGATAAAATATGTTAAACAAAACCCTAAGGGCAAACAAATTGCAACAATTAACAATTCTCTAGGTATTTTCATTTTTGTCCTGTTCATATTGTTTAATCATCCGATACAACGGTTCCATATCTTCAGCAAAGACTTCTGGAGATCTACTTGCCGCTATATTCATGTCCCATTCATTAGGATAGTGTCGCAACATAGCCGCGGCAGTCTGTCTAATGAGTTTCGGAAGCCTTGGTGTGTGCTGTGGATTAGTTAGATCCAACAAGAATCTTCTAGTCTGTATTACAGCACGATATCGTTCATCGGGTAGTGTCATTTTATACCTAACCTTTCTTTCCTACGAGCTTCGTATTCTTCAAAATGCTTATCGCAAACATTCTTGATCCAGCCGCCTGTTTTCTTAGTTGCAGGCACTCCGCAATCTTCACATGTCTTATCAGCCCATGACTCTGCCATACGGACCATACCAATGACTCGATCATCGCCGCCATCATAGTAGAATCGCAATCCGCCAAACTTTTCTTTAACTTGCGTTACCACCACTTGTTCAACTACGGGATGCTTTTCATGGTTCGTATTGATCCAGTTAAGATAGTGTTGAATATTCCCACATAGCGATTCTATAATAGGCCACCAACCCTCACCTACAGCAATACCGCCGTATGGTTGTGAAAACATTGCAGGGTACTTATCAGTTAGTCTTTTTTCAAATTGATCGTACTTACTAAGATTGTCAGTCATTTTATTTCCTTAGTTAGTTGGCACATTAGTATAAAATGTTCATATGCTTTACGAACACTTTCGTGTTCCATAAGTTTGTTAGCTTCTTCTTGCATGGCCTTTACACCTGCTTCGGCAATTTCTCTAGCACTAGGAATCTCTACATAGTAACGGTCATCACCGAATGCCCTAGCCAATGCCTCCCAGGCCTTCTTTTGCTTTTCAGTAATAGGCCTATTGTGTGGCCGCATTTCACTGGCCTTTACAACTGCTGAACTGATAACATCTTCTGCTATCCGCCCGGCAGCAATCATCGCGGCATAGTTAGGTTCAATGTTAAACCTTCGGCTGGATCCCCCAGGGTAGCACATGACCAAGTGATTACCTTTAGGGAAACTATCCATGTAAGTGCTATCGTACTCAGCAACAGGCACATATCTACGACCGACCTTTTCATAGTATACCTTTTTCATTTTCAAATTTCTTTATAAGAATTTCTACAGATTTATCAATAGTACATTTAACTATTGGATAATCGTAAGTAGTGTATGCACAATGGGTAGGAGTTTCTTTAACTGTCTCTATTGCTTCTTGCCAAATCAAACTGGCAAATTTTTCATAGTCAAAATTGCCATATGGATTATAGCAGTCTAACATTAATTCTTTTATTCTTTCTTTCATTTATATACTTTTAAAATAACAGTCTCCTCGCTAAATCGTCCGTTGAGTACTGTCTCTGTAGTTTTAATACCTTTGGCAAACCAAGTTTCAAACCTCTTTTGTGTGTTCTGCTCTTTGAATTCCTTAATTTGCTCCGGGGGCTTACGCAAAGTTTTCTGCATACTCTTTTCGGTAAAGTCAGTAATACTACTGTTCTTAACACCGAGTCCAGCACTGGTCTTAGCAATGTAATAACCAATCTTTCGAGTTTTAGTATTAAACACTACAACACCCTGTGAACCAATAATGGTAGCCGGCGGCATACTAGTAATACCTAACTTAGTATCACTCAATTGGAACTTCAGCTTCTTAACCAGATCTTCTGCAGGCTTAACTTTGGCAGCTCGAGGCTTTTTCATAACCTTCTGCTCAGCGGCAATCTGCTCACATGCTGCCATAATACTGGCATAGAATTCGATTAGCTTGTTAACATTCTTACGGCTGTTATGCTTATAGGCTTCTTTCAATTGTTCGTCGGCCTTACCGCTGGACAACTCTAACAGTTCGTCATAGTTGCGCTGAAAGTAACCTTTAATCAATCGAGAATGAGCAGCCTTGGCACCTTTGCCTTTAAGCAGGTTAACAACCTTAATGTCTTTAGGATTGAACGCTTCTGGATCAGTAATCCATGCATCAATAGCAGTATCAAGCTCTTCACTCATGCCACCTGCGGCTTCACGCAGACGATCTTGAATCGTTGGAACATATACTTCGGTCTTGACCGTAGGCTTGGCTGTTTCTGTTTCGTCAATGTCGTCTTTACCTTGCTCAATAATTTTAGCAATTTCTTTACGCAACCAAAGTGTACTGTCACGACCCTCGTTAAATCCACTATGGATTGGGGTCATGCCTCGTTGCAAACAGGCTGCAAGAGCGGCCACAGTCATTGAACATCGGCTGTCTTTAGTTTTCTTAAAAGCCGCAATTTCAGATTTGGTATAATCGTTAAGAGCCATCCAGTTGATAATCTGTGGCTTGAGTTCTTTGGTAGTCTTTTCCAAGCGGTAGTATTCCATAGCACCGCGGAAGTGTTTGGTAAATTGAGCACCAGTCCAAGTTTCTGAACCATCCCACTTTGGGCTGTAGTCACGCTTGGCATTCTCACGGATGCTTACACTAGTGACTTTTTCTTTTTTAACTTTAGGAGTGATCTTAATGCCTGCTACTGTTGCCATGATGTACCTTAAATGTGGAGCGGGGTACGGGAATCGAACCCGTCTAGCTAGCTTGGAAGGCTAGAACACAACCTCTATGCCAACCCCGCATTGTGTTTAACAATACTTATATTATACAGTATTTTTCACTCTATGTCAAGAGTGAATCATCAGTTTTGATCAAATAGTCACTATATTTAAGTAGGAACATTGTTCGTTTCGGCTCATTGTAGAAGTCTAGATGTATTGTATCTTCTGAATACTTATGTCCAAAATCAGGATCCATTTTCCATTTTGTATGCCTTCTAACAGTAAACCCTAGCACCATTTTCATCTTTGAGCGGATTAGCATAACACTGGAATGGTTATCTTTAGCCAATTGAGTATGCAGTTTAGCCCATTGTTTCAAATCTAATACAATTGGTTTACTCATTAGAACTCATCATTTGCATCAACAACTATCCAACCGAGTTGTTGTAAATCTGCACGAATTTCATCAGTGACTACTGATTCCGGAACATATCCGTTTGGAAACTTGATGTTTATTTCTGGGTCATAACTATGATCGTTTCGAATGCCCGAACAGTACCAATCAATGTAGTCACCTTCTTCACGCATATCTGCTACAATACCGCCAGCACTACGCCACGAGGCATGCCAACGCTGATCTTTAAGGATAGGTATTACTGCTAGTTTTTGAAAATCATTGTTACAGATTGCGGCATAAAGATTTTGAGCGTAAGATTCACTAGCACGAACTTTTTCCAAAATCCAATCAGTTGAACGCAGATCGTACTCCATGTTGTCTTTTTGCCATTCAGGATTAACCATGTTTTCCTCATCTTGCTGTCGCGCTGACTTGTAAAGATTGAGATAATCTTCCCTAGGCTCTTTGCCCTCTTCTTCACAGCGTTTGATATATCCTTCGGCTTGAAAGGTATGTCGTTCAGGACTTTTTGATATTTTGGAATCTGTACTCACGCCGCAGCCACCATTTATGTTTATTAAAATAATCTTGAAATTTATATTTTGGAAGTCCCAGACCTTCGGCTTCTAGTTCGGAAAGATGCTCTTGCCAAAGGCGCTTAACCCAATTAGAAAAAGGTTGATTTTTCATTGCAGTGGCCGTTTTTCTTCGCCTAAACTGTTAATAATCTTTTCAGCCCATTCTGGTTCTTCTTCTAGAAGTTCGTCAAGGTCAACGGTTCTAGCGTGTTCTTCGATCTCGCCACTTTCAAACATGCGGTGGATTTCGGCAATAAGCTCGTCAAGTTCTTCTTGAGTACCTTCAAAGCTGTCGAAACAACCAGGGGCAAATTCAATCTTTACCTTGCCATCTGCGGCTTCTTCAATAGTCGCCATACCTTCAATCTTTTTAGTCATATTAAGTCCAAAGTGAGTTTCTAACTTTAATTAAACGAATCATCATTTGTTCGTCTTCCTTTTCGTAAGCGGCTTCAATTTTTTGAAGTTCTTTATGAGCTAGCTTACTGGCTTTTTTAAGCTCAGGTGTTTTATCTGCACCCCAATTTAGTTTGCCACCATTGGATAAACGACTGAGTTCGCAGTAAGCAGTCCAACCGCTGGCATCATGAGGATCAGGGCGATTGGGATAAACTTCAGTCCACCATAGATACAGCTCTTTAATTTCTTTTGCATTGATAGCTTGTTTAGTAGGCTTATTGTAATCTGGATGTTCGGGACCGCACCAGTCACTGTTGGTTAAGGTCATTGCCCAATCAAGATGATCTAGGCCGGCTTGCGGACATCGCCAAGTTCTCCAACGCCACCAACCACTGGCCCAAAATGGAGGATCGTATTTGGCACGGGCTTCTTTATTGCCCCAGGCAATATGGCTCCAGGCTGTTTCTATCTCCACAAAATCGACAAGCTCATTAAATAGACAAGGAAGGAAACGATTGCCAACATCTTGCCACTGACCGGGTCTAATGTCTTTAGGGTGTGCAGTAAGACTATGAGTACGACTAACCCAACGATTATTGATATAGTACTTAACATCGTAAATTTTCCTAATAGGCCAGGTAACGAAATCCTGAAGATAACTAAGACCTTCTTCTGCAATCCAATATCGTACAGGATTGTAACGCTGAGCTTCAGTAGTCCATTCATCCCAACCTTCACTGGTCTTTGCGCCACCCTTAGGGGTACCACGAACCCAGTCAGCAAAAGGACTGCAACTCCAATATTTTGAGTGTTGTGCCATAATATAAAAATCCTCTGTATATATTAATTATACAGTCAAATGTGTGATTTGTCAAATCTTAAATAGTATTCGGCAAGTTTTTTCTTTTCTAATTCGGCTACAATAATATATCGATAGCCCATAAACATAGGATCCATATGTCTATGCCATTCGGGAGGATCTACAGCGTGTTTGAATACAAACTGTCCTGCTTCACTTCGTTCCCAATCGAACATAGGACCGGCAGCATATATGTCAGGATCTTCAACATCGCTTAAATTAAACTTATGGACAACAACCTTGTGAATTTCTTTCACAACATCATCTTCGACTTTGTATCTTACTGTTCCCATGATAAATGAAATAATGTAATAAACTTTTCAGCATCACTACGATTTTTAAAATCCCACATGTCCCAAGACATTCTCTTACAGTTGGGCCAATCTTTTAATTTTTCGTCAGTCCATCTAATACAATTATCAAATCTGTAGGTTTGGTAATATGAGTCGTCAAACATCTCTTCTACATATTGTAATCTCCACCAACCGCTCTTTAAGAGATGCAATTTAGGTTTAATTACAGACATTTGATCTTTCCATTGAAACATTACTGCCTGCAGATCATCGAGTGCGCTCAAACTTTTTTCTTTCTGGGAGGATAAGATCTGCGTTTAGGCTTTTCGGATTTAAGGTTCAAAGGAGTATGAGCAACATCTTTTAAACTCTTGTCCATTGCGGCATGAATTTGTTCAGTAGTGGGACCATCTTCGTCGATACTACCCATCCCATCGTGACCGTCACCTGTAAATTCTTCAAGAGGATCTGGACCATTTACTGGTAATACAATACCTACTTTCTTTAGGAATCGTTTAGCCTTTGCCATGTCATTTTTGATATGCCTAAACAAGTTAATTGGCCCTTTAGCATCTGGGCTAATTTGCTCGAAGTCTCGCACTTCAAAAATGTTATCGATTCCTGTTTGGATTTCGATAACATAGAACTCGCGATCTTTTGAGTAACCTACATGATGTAGGTCAAAGATATCAACTACTCTACCTTCTACTAGGCTTCGTTCACCTAAGTGAATCCAAACCTTATCCTTTATATTATATTCTGTTTTCATTTGTTAGTTCCTTGTACAGGTCACTGTTATACCAATTAACCGCATCCTTGACAATGTTATAGGCATCGCTGATTTTAGGTTCCCAACCTAAGACTTCTTTAGCCTTGGTAATATCAGCATAGTTAATAGGAATGTCACCTGGGCGCCTAGGACCCATTTTCCATTTGTAATTACCCACAGGGCTAAGTTTAATAAACTCTCCCATAATATCTATAACAGACTTACCCTTGCCTGCGCCGATATTGATGTAATCAGTTTTACCACCAGCATTGAGATATTCTAATGCCTTGATATGTGCAGAAGCAATATCCCAAATATGAGTATAATCTCTAACAGTTGTACCATCTTCAGTAGGATAGTCGCCTCCATTAATAATAAACTCCTCTCGATGTCCGTCTACTACGCTTTGTAAGCTGGGAATTAAATGAGTTGGCTTTGCTCTATATTCGCCAATTGTACCATCTGGGGCTGCGCCGCTAGCATTAAAGTAACGCAAACTAACACTTCGAATACCATGTGCTACTTCTACATCCCGTAGCATATTTTCTACTGCTAACTTACTGGCTCCGTAGCTAGTTAAAGGATTTTTAGGATAGTGTTCACGAGTTGGCAATCTGCTAGGATCTACTTCTCCGTATACTGAACTAGTCGAACTGAATACAATTTTGTCTACTCCATGCTTTACACATGCCTGTAAGACAGTAGCAGAGCCGCTGACATTATTTTGATAATAAGTCAGCGGATTCCAAACGCTAGATCCTACTTCGGAACTGGCGGCCAAATGTATTACAGCATCAAAGTTACCTAGTTCGAGTGTTGTTTCTATAGAATATTTTTTATTAATATCTGATGAAATACATTCCCAGTTCGGACTTGCCCATGTACGCTGTTTTGCCACCATGTCATATACTACTGGAGTATGACCGTTTTCATATAACATTTTGGCGACATGGCTTCCCACAAAGCCACTGCCGCCTGTAACTAACACTTTCATTGAACAGCTTTTGCCTCTAGCAATTCTTTAACAAATTTGAGTGCTTTTCGACTTGTATCGAATACATACTCATTTTCATCGTCTTCTGTTCGAAGAACAACGATAATGCCGTTCTTTACCTGTCGTAACTCAATTGATTCAAATGCCATAAGGCCTCCTGTGTGTTATTGTGGAACTGAAAGATTATAGTTAAAGTGGAAGATACCAATGTGTGATACTTCACGACTCAACTCTTGGTCACACCACACTTCATACCCTGCCTTCTGTGCTTGTTGACAGAAGTAGATGTCTTCACCGATCTCAAGATTAAGTTCGGGAATATACTCTTGCAAGTAGTGCGGTTGTGGAATTTTTTCGTAAACTGAACGATGGCACAATACCATACCATGTGGAAGTACATCAATCAGTTCCATTGCTGGACTGTTGTCAGTTGTTTGGAATTCAGTGTATTGACCCGCCGAACCCATCATACCTGTAAAGTTGGGATTAGGGAAACGGCGTCTACGATAGTTAGCACCTACAATTGGCTTGTTACGCTTTAGCAAACGCAACGGTGCATCAATTGGGAACTTCATGTCGCTATCGACCCACCAAATGTAATCAAAGTCGCTCTTTAAAAAGATATCAACTAGGTTACGACGGGCAATAGTAATAACTGATCCGATGTTAAATGCACAGTTGATCTTAATACCGTTAGCTACCAAATTGGCTGCTGACATTGCTAAGTGTTGTGCAAATTCTGCATTGACCATTTCCATTGCTGGAACTGCGATCATAATGCTTGGTGCTCGCCCTTGGGTTTGCGGTGCTGTCTGTGCCGGCTTAGGTTGTGCTGGCTTGACATTAAACTTTGGTTTGACTTTCATTCTATTCCTTAAGAAATTATAATTGTAATTATCTAAATTAACTGATCAGTTTATTCATTCTTGACTAAGACCGATAAACAGCAACTCTCGTTCAGTTACATTGGCTACCGGTTTGAGCCAACCTCGATCAATACAGGCAGCAATAATCTGTCGATATTCCCGCGGGCAGTCTTTGTTAATTTCAAATCCTGCTCTGGGAGAAATCATTAATCCGTCATGAATTACAAAATTAGGATTGTCTGATTTAATTGTTCGAACTTGACTTGTGTGAACTGTGTATGTCATACTAACAGTATAACATACAAGTTACTCTATGTCAACGAGATTTACCTAGATGTTGTAAATTTTGGTAAACTCTTTTTAGTAATCGTTTGATTACTGGATGTGAAGGGTTCTTTGAAAATGCGTTAACATAAGCCCAAAGGTTGATACTTTCCTGGATTGAAATATCTTTTATATTGGCTAGCTTTTGTTTAACAACTTCAAAATCGCCATGCTCTAACAACTCGTTTGCAATGTTATGAGCATAGGCATTAATTTCGTCCGGATCACTAAGATACATTTTGGTTTCTTCTTCTTCGGACAATTCGTCTGGATAGTAGGCTCCTACTTCCAAAAAGTCTCTGGACCTGTACTGTTGCATATGAATAACTTCATGTGCTAGACTATCCGAAATCCTTCTAATAATTGTATCGAACCCTTTATGATCGATGATCATAACATCTTGTAATGGATTAGTAATTAGATACAGTTCAATCGGAACTTCATCAGCTTCGTCGAGTCCACCGTCATAGTATGCGTTAAGGTCCATATCGTTATGTTCTACTTGGGCACTTTCTGCATGTTTAACATTAACATTGAATCTAGTACCTATAAAGAAAGCCACAATATCAATTAGCTCGTCAACTGTTAAAAATTGATTTACTACTTCGCCGCGGAGCTCGTCCAGAATAGGTAATATCTCAGATCTAGTAGGTACTACTACTTTTCTATTCAACTTTGGAGAACAGTTGAATGTATTGATTTTTTTAGTTTTTCTTTTTGCAGTCATTTTAACCAGTCTGAAGTTTTATACGGCTTCCCTAATGTTGTATAAGGAAGGTAATACATAATTTTCTTTTTAAGTTTTTTGATAACTCTGTGTCTGTGATCGTGATCAAAAGTTTCAAGATACATGGTATAACCATTTTTCTTAAATCGTTTGTCTTTTAAATCAGCATTAAGATATTGTACTATCTTTTCATGGTCTTTGTTAAACTTATCTGACAGCGCACACGCAATATTAAATGCATACGCATCTATTTCGTCACTGTGTCCGAGATAAGTTTGTTCTTTTATTTGTTTTGAAAACTCTGCGGTGCTAGTGTAGCCCACAATTTCTTTGTAATTTCGTCTACGATATTGTCTAGTATGTATTACTTCGTGAAGTAAAGTATCGGCAATTCCCAAGGCAATTCGTTTAAAATTCTTTTTTGTTAAAGTAATTTTCTTAGCGTCAGTGTTGTACTGTAGCCGTATAGTTATTGCAGCTTGACCATCCTGATCTAACCCGCTGTCGTATAACCCACCGACCCAAACTTCTTTAAGTTTAGTTTCTGGGCTTTTTGTAGTGGCAAATTTAATAGGAACTTGAAAGAAATTAAACTGATGCCTAACTCTTTTTGTCAGTGCGGTGGGTGTATACGACTTATTCACAAAATCCGTAGTTGATATTAACAACATCTCTGCTAGGAGTTCTCTATCTAGGGTTGACCAATCGAAACATCTTACAGTATTCATGTAGCACCTCAGCACATAATCTTAGTTATCTAAAAAAAATACTAGGTTAACTACATACTTAATTAACTTAAAATGTCTACCCATTTGTCAATAACATGCGACCAGTCGTAGCTCTTAGCATGTTCTTGAATTTGCATACATCTTTCAATGTATTTTAACGGATTATCTTTATAATAATGTAGGATTTCCACAGTTTTTTCTAGAAATTCAGCTTCAGGAATTGGTACAACTTCTCCACCTTTTGTGCCAACTCGTTGTTCCCAATGCCCTACATTAGTGCCAATTACTAATTTACCGGCAGCACCGCCCTCTAGTACAGGCAACCCTGCACCTTCTTCAGTACTGGCACAAATAACAGCATCAATTCCTTTGTAGAATCCTGGCATAGTAATATAGCTATTATGATAAGGTTGAGCTACTTTGAACTCTAAGCCAGCCATTTCAACAGCTTGTTTCACTAACCAACCTCGTTTGTGATACTTGGGCTGTGCAAGTTGACTTGCAACTTGATCGTCGCTAAACTCTTGTTTGGCATGGAATGATCCTGTATATCCAACAATTCTCAACGAACTATTTGGAGGACTGTAAAATGTATTACAATTTACAGCAACCGGTGCAAGTTGGGCAGGTCGCTGGATACCTAACTCTTTACTAACACCAACAAGCCAATCACTAACAGCACCGTACTTATAAAATTTGTTAAAATCGTCCGTACCGTGGTAATGAATTAATTCAGTCATATCTAACTTAGCATGACTGATGATAACACATTGTTCTGGTCTAACAGTTGCATAATCGTAGCCGAGGAAGCGCCATCCGTGGGGAGTAGTTACAAATAGATCTGTAGTTGCATTAAGCTCGTACATTTCTTCTCTGGTGTAGCTTTTGTTCCAAGGAAGCAATTGACAATTAAATCCCTCAGCCCATAGGTATTTGAACAGTTCATAATGAACTGTACCGAACGCCCAATTGGGCTCAAAATAGAAAACTACTCTTTTCATTTAGGTTCCATAGGTGGGTAATATTTGCGTAACCAGTCTAGATTTTCACGCTCTGGATGAGGTTGATACCAACCATTGCCACTGTGTACATCGTATACCATCTGGAAATATTCTTCGTACATTTTGCCTACTCTCTCTAGACTAAAGTTTTTAACAGCATAGTCTCGACAGTCGGATGGTTTAATGTTTCCAATATTTTGCGCGGCCCACTTGAACTGTTCAAATGTGCGGCAACGGTAACCTGTTACCCCGTGTACATTATTTTCGCTGAAGCTACCCCAGTCTGTTGTGATTGTAGGTGTACCACTTAATAACATTTCGATCTGTACTCCGCCAAACGGCTCAACATACATACTTGGTGTAAACGCAGCCTTGGCCTTGCTCATTAACTTCTTGCGAGTGGGAACATCTGCATATCCAATGAACTCAACATGGTCAGGAGTTTTATCGTAGCCCATGTCTTTTAAATTGTTTTGCCCTGCAATCTTTAAAGGAACATTTAATTCCTTAGTAACTTCAATAGCAATGTTAGTTCCTTTGCCACTATATACACGACCTAGGTATAAGAAGTAATCTTCTTTTTCTTCACTGTATTCAAAGTCGTCGAGATCAAAGTAGTTGGGAATAACTGCGTCATACCAATCTTGTTTACAACTTCCCACAGCTTCAAGACCGTAGTATGCGTGGTAGATAGCATAGCTTTCAAAGATCTTCCAACGAGCCCAGTGACCACCTGCGTAACCAATACCTGGTTCAACACAGATTAAGTCGGGGTGAGCATCGCAAATAGGACGAACACCCGATCCCCAAAATGGAAGAATAAAATCTTTGGGTTGCTTACGAAGTCCTACTTCACGGATTGCATTTTTAAAGAATGTTTGATAAGCATGATCATTCATATCAAACTTAAAGAAGTTTTCACGCCAGTTATAATTACCATAAGCAATTTCTAAATCTTTGTTTGTGGTAACAGTTACATGTTCGTCACACTCTAGCACACTATCTTCGTGACCGTAATGAATAACATAGTGTCCTAATGCCTTCATCATCTTGCCAAATTTTAATACCTTTTGAGTGTAAGCACAGGCGTTGTATTCTTTGTTTGTTACTGTATGGGGCAAGCCCAAAATATGAAATCTAAATTTTTGTGTCATTTTATTCCCAACTTGGCACGAAGCCTTTAATGTTTACACATTCTCCTACTGCAATAAAATCTTTCCAGCGAACTGGATCTTCTACTACTGTTTCAGGAAAGTAATCATCTAATTCGATATATTCAAAACTTTCGTTAGGATTGTTTTTGTCAATGCCTTTTTTAAGTTTCATAAATTCTTCAACATCAACTGTTTCCGCTAAGTGATTAGACTCTTGATGAGCAAAGTTCAACAACTTGTTCTTAGCGTGGTCTGTATTACCTAAGTAAGTAAAATGCCATCCTGCATGTTGAATAGTCATTACCTTATCGTCCTCAAGGTCTTCTTTCTGTGCAGACGCCCAGTGTGTTGCGTTTCTTAGATCCTGTGGACTTGTTAAGTGTTTTCTTAGTGTGGCCATGGCATTGACCCAATAAGAACGAGGACGAACCATTAGATAGTTTAGTTTGAAGTAGAACAATGGAGCACGACAAATCCACAAAATATGTTTGTCATCTTCTCTCATTAATTCAAATGTCTCTCCACGCATAACTTCGTCGCAGTCAGAGATAACAACAATGTCATCCGGAGCAGCATCTGTTAATCCTCGTGTTAACGCATTTCGTTGAAAGTTTTCTAAAACCCATGCATTAGAATCAGTAGGCATATCTTCCACTTTAATGTGGATAATCTTTTCGTGATACTTTTTATACCTATCCCAATTGTCTGCAAGATAGAAGGGCTTGTCTCTACCTTGGTGAGTCTTGTTGGCTTCTGCAATTACAAAGTAATCAACATAATCCCAATGCTCTTCTAATCTTAATTCAAGCAAGTCGAATTCGTTGTAAAATGTAAAACAGTCGTATATTTTTTTCATAAATTAGCACCTAAAACAATTTGGCAAACATGTTCTAATCGTTCAACATGTTCAAAGGCAGTCCATGCATTGTCGGCAATTGCTACAACTCCATGCCTGTCCATGCCTATAATATCAAAATCAATCTTGCCATCGTTGTGATTAAATGCTTTTTCAACATCTAATGCCAATGCGGCACTAATGGGAGGTATTTGTGGTAGTGCAGGTCCTACCCTAGTATACCTATTGATCTCTGGAAATTCTTGTGCAATGTATTGCAGGTCAAGACCTGCGTACATAGCTGAAATAATATATGTTGGGTGTAGGTGCAGTATTACTCTATTTTCTTTAGTTGCTTGTTGCAACAGGTAGTGCATAGGTAATTCACCACTTGGACCAAGGCCTGAAATTCTGCGCTGGTATTCGTCATCTACTCGAGCAATATTATGCCAGGGCATCTTGACATCGGCTTTGACTGCTGTTTCTTCTTCCTCTGTAAATGCTAACTTGATCATTAGTTCGGCATTTAGGTGTTGCTTACGAACACCACTAGGAGTGATATAGAAATGATTTTCTGAGGGTCTACGGAAACTGGCGTTGCCATCCCGTGTTGTGATCCAGCCTTTATCGTAGCTGGCTTTAAGTACATCGCAAATTGTGTCTAGCATTATTATATTGTAGTTGGTGCCCCAGGTTAGAATCGAACTAACTACCTATCGCTTACAAGGCGAGTGCTCTGCCAGTGAGCTACAAGGGCGTGTGTTTATTTAACTACTACTATAATAACTGATTAAGTTTTAGGTGTCAAGTATAACCAGCTCATTGTACTAGGTCTAAACTCACAACTTAATAACATTTTATCCCAATCTGAAAAGTCTCGAGTAATTTCAGTATAGGGATTCTTTGAACCTTGCTCAATAATTTGAATATTATGAGTATCTTTAAATCGTTCGATTAACTTGTTGGTCAACCCGGGGATATTGCAATCATGGCTTTCGACAATAATTGAAGTCTTTAATAGTGCAGGAATTACAGATAAATCTAATAATTGATCTTCTGCGCCCTCACAGTCCATAACTACTAACGGATTGTTTGCTTGATTAAGGTAGTGTTGGTAAACTTCTGAGGTGCATTCGTTGCTGAACAGAATATTGTTTACACCATTGGCCTGTGCGTTCTCTCTGGCAATACTTATTGCAGATTCCATAAGATCAAACAAAATAGTTTTACGACCTGTACGGATTGCCAATCCAATTCCGTAGAATCCTTCAGCACAGCCAATGTTTAAAACTAAGTCTGGATTATTTGCAATAGCAGTTTCGATAGCAGGAAACAATTCTGACTCGTAAACACCTAGAACCTTACCACCAACATCACCGTCACCCCAACTCCATTTGGGTAAAATTTTCATCCCTTTAAACGGACCTTGATATACCTTGCCGTTAGTCCGGCTTAGCAAAATATGTATTAGTTCTATTCTACGATCGTAGCTCATTGTATTTGGTGCCCTAGGACGGACTCGAACCGTCACGCTCTCGCACTGGCTTCTAAGACCAGCGTGTCTACCAATTTCACCACCAGGGCAATTGTTGTTGTTTTTACTTATATATAAATCTGGTACGGTCGGTAGGTCTTGAACCTACAAGGGCTGTGACTAAGTCTTCGCCCCGTCCCGATCTTGTATTGCAACAAAATGGAGGTCTGCCATATTCCACTCACGACCGTATAACTAGTATAGTATCACTTAGCATCTGTGTCAACTATTTATGAATTAAATATCTAATATGATTGTCCATTCGATAAAAGATTTAAGTAATAATCCGATTGTTAAATTATTACAGCAAGGATTAGAGGATCTTCCCGAACACGATCTTGCTATAAACTATCATCCATATTTTAAAGATGATCATGCTAATCTGTTTTATCTACTAGAACATGGTAGGTTTGAAATAGGAAACTATTTTGTTATGCAAACTGAAACTGGAGAGTATGCAGGTAGTGCAGGATGGAACAGGTTAGATGACAATACAGTATTGGCTCTGGTTCGAGCTTATATTCCGTTGAAGTTTAGAACATCATACAATATGGCAAAATATATTCTTCCAAAGATTATTGAAGAATCGAAAGCATACAACTCTATCTGGATAACTTGCAATCATTATAATAAACCGATATACGATGCACTTGTAAATCTTTCAAATAACAAACCCGCAGGTATGTTTAATCAGTGGCCAGCTGATTACAAGAAATTTAAACCCATAGGTACTAAGGTAGTAAATAATTCTGTACAGTTTGTAGCTGAATATAAAAGAGAACAAAATGATTGAATTAACTACGCAGACAGATAAAATTGAGTTTTTAAAAAAAGCACTTCTAGAGTTAAAAGGTAAAGTTCCGGATCTAATCACCGAAGATACTAGATTACTAGACATAGGTGTTGATAGTCTCGATGCGGTTGAATTACAAATGTATTATGAAGATGTGACCGGCAAAGAAACTATTGATTCAAAAACCGCTGTTGTTACAGTTAAACATTTGATTGATTTAATGCAATGAACTATACATATAATAACCACCTTTACTATACTATAGGTGGAAGAAAATTTGGATATAGAGAAACACCATACGAAAAGTATGAAGTGTTTGCAGGAACGATTGACAAAGATTATTATAGAACTAGTAGTTGGCGCCAAGAGCTAAGAAGAACAGCAGATTGTGTATTATCTGAGTATGGTAAGGATCTAGTTGTTCTGCTCAGTGGCGGCACTGATAGTGAAATTGTTGTTAGAAATTTTTTAGAAATTGGGCATAAGCCTAAATGCTTCATGCTTAAATTTAAAGATGACTACAATTTGCCAGATGTAGAAGAAGCAATTGCTATTGCTAAAGAACTAGACTTACAATTAGAAATTATAGATTTTGATGTTGAAGACTTTTTCTGGTCAGGTGAAGCTGCTGAATTTGCCAAAGAGATTGATTGTAGTCAAATTACATATCTTATGGTATATAATCAAATAAAGAAATTAGGATTACCTGCTGTAATGGGCGGAGAACAATTTCTAAGAAGGCAGGTTACACCTACAGATAGCTGGTGGTATCATTGTTTCCGAGAAAATGAAGACGCCAGTGCAATGCGTTTTAGCGAAAAGTTTAAGATACCTTTAGTTAATGAATGGTTTAGTTATACCCCAGAAATGATGATGTATTACTTAGAAGATTTTGAAATACAAGAATTAATACACACTAGGTACAATTATAAACTGGCATCAGTGTCTAGTAAGAATAGAATTTTACGACAGCTATATCCTGATATAAGATTTAAAAAGAAAACTCACGGATTTGAAAAACTGCTGGCATTCAATGCGGAAGCGTTTGTACAATTAGGGTTACCGTTGGTTAGGCGCCTTGAACCTAGTTTAGATGGTATTCCTATTTCTAAATTAATGGAAGATAACAGTTTATGAACATTGTAAAATTGGATAGGTCTCATCGAGAGGCAGTTAAAAATTTATTCTACAGTACACGAAAATACATGGGTGTAGATGATGCAGCGGACTATTATAAAAATGTAGATGAAAAATTAGAGCCGGAATATAGACAACAAGTTGAAGAAATAGATTTTAATGAAAAATTATATGGTGCATTCTGTAGCACATACCTTAAAGATTTAAAAACTTTTCATGCTTTTGGAAACATAAACGAAGAAGGTCAGGTCACTGCCTTTGCAACATTTTACGAAAGTCAAGAAGAACCGTCTTGGTATTGCACACTTTATAGAAGCGACGGAGATAATAATACATTAAAAGCGTTGTTAGATAAGTGTATTGAGTATAACGAAGCAAATGGTAGACTAAAGTTCTTTACCTTAGTTAATAAAAAACACGCAAGGTTACTTCGAAAATTTACATACAGTGATTACAATAATGATAGATACGGATACTTTGACGAAATGATAATTCCTAAACAAACAAAATGTTTCTTTGCAAAATATTGGGAAGTATTGTTTAAAAGAACCTTATTGCCTGCAGATACTGTTATTAGATGTAGCTTTCTAAAGCAGGAATATCGAACAACATTGCCTATTGGTGGGAACATATGAAGTTGCAAACAATTAGTAAATCATTTTGGTTTCAATTTGTACCGGCTATGATATTAGGGACTACGGCAGTTGTATGTTATGCAATTGGCGTAATTCCTTTGTATTACCTATGGTTTGCATTTATCTTGTGGGTACTGGTATGTGGGTTAGGTGTTGCAGTAGGATACCATAGAGTTTTTAGTCATAGGACTCATAAACTGCCTACATGGAAAGAAAATGTTTTATTATTTTTTGGTGCATTATCGGGCCAGGGTGCAAGTATATTTTGGGTAGCATTGCACCGAGGATATCATCATCCTCATTCAGATACATTAACAGACTTACATAGTCCAGCAGCCTACAATAAACTAACTGCATTTGTGGGCTGGCAATATAAAATTACAGAAACCACTAACCCTGTTAACATCAAATATTCAGTAGACTTATTAAGAAAACCAAACCATGTTTGGTTCCACAATCATCATTTAAAAGTACTGTGGGGTGTTCCCTTACTAATTGCTTTATTCAACTGGCAATTCGCACTAGGTGTATGTTGTTTAGTATCTATGATAGGAGTTACCCAAGATAACTTAGTTAATGTATACGGTCACTATAAAGGACTTATAGGTTATCGTAATTTCGATACACCTGATCAAAGTCAGAATAATCTAATTCTAGGATACACAGCATGGGGTCAAGGATGGCACAACAATCATCATTATGATCCTAAAAGTTTTGATTTTGGAAAAGCAGTCAGCGGAAAATGGTGGGAATGGGATCCTTGTAATATCTTTAAACCATTTTTAAAATAAGGAATCGTATGTCAGTATTACCATTAGGTCGAATAATAGAGCCCGCTGAGTTTAATAAGTTTATCGAAGCATCTGAGGAATTGGAAATTGTTGTCCATAAGTACGGAGCAGAGATGGAAGTTCCTAGCTACCCTTGCTGGATGGAATATAGGAATGAAGGTAACTCAGGCGGATCAATTAGTTTTACTAGACACACTGACAAACACCCTGTTCTAAGAGACATGGTTACTCTTGTACTAGAAAGGTTTGCTGAAATATTTAAACCTGAATTAAAATTGAAACGAGAGCGAGTCCATTTTATTAAGACACTAGGCGACATTGTTCCTCATCGTGATGAAGATGGAAGAATGTGTTGTATTAATGTAGGTGTTAAGAATAGCTCAGGATCTCTTACACAGATGGGTATAGATAATAGATACGATACATTTCGTGCTCGTCACCACACTTATATCATGAAAGAGGGAGAGGCCTATCTAGTGGATACTCATCGAATTCATGCTGTAGTAGCATCTAATACTGTTCCTAGATATCTAATCACATACGGATTCGGGGAACCATTTAAAGAAATAGCTCCCCTATTAAATGTTAAGGCATAAATCCGTGTCTTGTTAACATATCAGTTAACTGAGGAAAAACTGGTTTCCAGTCTGTTCCTCTTCTTTCGTCTAAGAAGTTCATAAACTTTACAAATGTATGTACATGTTCTGGATTGCTAACTGTAGAATTTCTATTGTCAATTAAGAACTTTATAATCATCTTTGCCTTCTCTGAATCAGACTCGCTATAGATCTTTAGTAGCTCGTCTCTTGCCGCTACAGGAAGATGTAATACTCTGTGATGAGGAGGACCTTCTAAGAATCTAATATGGAAATTAACACCTATAGATTTACACCATTCCTCAGTTTTTAATATAGTGTGAGCTGTAGTCATCTGAAAACAAGTAGTCAGTGCAGATACACGAATCTGCTTGTTACTTTCTTTTTCGTACTGCTTTAATTTCTCTACATTCTTTACAAACTTTTCCCACTTGCCACCAGACCTAATTATTTCGTACTGGTCTTTAGTTGAATCCATACTAACTCGTATGTCAACCATCTTAAAGTGTTTCCATCGTTCTGCTAGTTTGTCATTTACAACTGTGGCATTTGTATCATATTCTATAACAATATGTTCAGCATGTCCCCATTCTATTAGTTTATCTAGCATAATATCGTGAGCAGGTACAACCATTGGTTCGCCGCCAGTTACATATATGTGCTTTAGATGGGGTGCCATTTCTTCAAACTTTGGCCACCACCTTGGATCTTCGTGCCATTGAAGTTGATCAGGTGCAACCCATTTGTTATGTTCGTTTTTAATTAAGGTCACAGGCCTTCCATTGTGGAATTGCTTCAACCCACCGGTCCACTCGTGCCAGTCGTCGTACCATAGGTTACTAAACTCTGGAGAACACATAATGCATTTTTGATTACATAAGTTTCCAAATCGGATATCTAAACTAGCAGGATACCAATCAATCTTTCCATCCTCTGTTGCTTTACCTATATAATTTTCTTCAGTGGCAGTATCCTCTGTTGGAATTAACTCGTTCAAATAAATTCTACGACTTTTATTTTTATGTGTTCTTTCGTGGTTTGTAACTCGTTCTCTAACTTCGCAACAATCACAATGAGGACTCCATGCTTTAGGATCTTTTTGATTTAATGCCCTGACCTGACAATGCTTATCGGAATTCATAATTTCTTTAATACTATGCGTAAGTATATTCATTAAATTTCCATCTTTATCTCTTGCGGCATTATTGTCTAATTCTTTTTTAGAATTAGTTGCAATAGAACACAATCTTACATCACCGTACGGTAAAATATAAAGACCATGCCAAACAGTTTTACAAAACATACTTTTATTCCTTAATTAAATTTTTCATTTGTCCTACTACTTCTTCCCAACTTAAATGAAACATTTTAGTTGATCGCAGAGTTACTGCAAATCGATTTCCTACACCGGACGCTCTATGAGGTATTGCTGCATTTACCAAATATGCACAACCTGGTTCCATATCGTAACTATGAGTAGCCGGAGTATCGATGTCGTATATTTGATATAACAAACCACTGGTCTGAGTAGGCTGTATCTTTTTTTCTTCAGGCAGGAAATCCCAATATTCTAACATTCCGGTGCCGCCGTGTACCCAATTAATACCCCATGTCTTAACACTTGCATCTTTTCCAGTATCAGCATGTATTTCGCCAGCCCTGTCTTTTTTTATATAAACAGTCGATAGATCAAATTCGTTGCCGTTGATATTTAAAAATTCTTCTTTAAACAAGTCTGCTGGTTTAAAATACTTATAAGAAATAAATCTATATTTTGGAATTTCTGAGAAAAACATTCTAAATGCAGAATCTAAAAAAACTTCTTCTAAAGGCGGCAAATTTAATTTGTAAACATATTTCATTCATCATCTCTCAGTAAATCAAATACAAACATTTTTAAAGGTTTAGTTGAGTTATTTTTTGCCCAGTGTTCTTTCCCTAGGTCAAATCTCCATACCTCTCCTAGTTTATAATCTAATCGTTGACTATTGCAGTAAAGATCAATCTGTGCATCTTCTTCTGACAAGTAGATATGAAATCTGTCAACTTTATCAAAATATCTATGATTACCATCATGATGAGGCTTTACAACTTTACCTGGGTTTAATTCAGTATAGTATGCTCTTTGTAATTTCTTGTCAATCCATTCTTTATCACATTTAAAGATATCCATTACAATAGCAACAAATTCTGGTAATTCATTAGTATAATCTCCGCTACATTTAAAATCCCAGTTAACTTCTTTAATTATAAACGATCTTAAATCGACTAACGGGCTAAATTTCATATACTTCTCGTCTTTGGAATGTATTCCAAGATTGTATTTAGAAATTTCATTTGCTAGTTTTTGTATGTCAATTGTAACTAACTTTTCAGTAGTCTTAGGTGCAGATAATAATCTTTTATAATTATGCATAATTTATTTCCATCTTGGATCGTATCTGAAATGTGTATGTCGAGTTCCATTGAAACTTAATTCTAATGGTCGAAAATTTTGACTGCTATATAATGTAGAAAACTTGTTTTTACAATCTGCGGTCTTAACATAGGCTAAGAGCATTTTGGCAGCTTGCCATTGCGCTTCGTGGCTTTTACAAAAGAACATTTTGTTATGGCCAAGATACAAAGGAAATAATTTGTTTTCAGTAACTAGCTTTGAAATAGCTATAGTTCTAAAACCGCAAATTGGCATAAAGTCGTCTACACAAAATATTCCGTGATCAGACATATGGTTTTCTATTAAATTTTTTGCTGTGTTATATACTTTGTCTCCGTCAATCATACAATCAAAGTGTATGAAATCTAAAGGAACTTTAATACTATTTAACATACTATCATTGCTAATAAACATATCTAAGTTTATTTCTTTATGGCAATAATCTATAGATGTTTTCTTGATATACACATCTAAAGACTCTAGGTCGATAATTTCTTCCCAATTAACTAAAGGTTTTGTATTTTTTAGTTCTTGAAATTTAAAATGCTCCATTGTCTCCGACGCATAGAATTTTAAATCATTAGTTAGACTATTAACTAGTATAATAAATCCTCCTACCCAAGTACCAAACTCGTAAAAATTTTTAATCTTCGAGTTTGAATTTGCGATCAATGATGTAATTAAAATATCAGGTATTGTAGATCCGGAACCTAATTTTTCTAGATCTTCATGTGTTATCATTTAGTACTCTTGTTTTTTTAGTATGTAAATCACTATAACACCAACAAAAGTTTTGTTCGCATATAACTGGACTTCTATTTAGATTAAACCCGCTTTCGATAGTTCCTAATTGTTTTCTTTGTTTACATGCAGTATCAAATACTCTACCATCAGATAAAATGCTTACATTCCATTTAGGAGACTCACACTCCCATCCTTTAAAATTAGTAAGTTTCTGTGCCAGTAACTCTGAAGGATTTGTTTGCTTAAACGATTTTCCACTAGGAGCAATCATTTTCATAGTATGTACAGCGGCATCTTGATTGGAATTGATCCAAGCTAATTGCTCTTTGTTATAACCTTGTAGGTATTTGTTTGCTGTATAACCAAAGTCTTCTAATAGTACCTTAGGTGATACTTTGAAGCCCGCCTCAGTCAAACTAACAAATACTTCCATACACTCGTCCCATCTAGATGGTAACATCGGCAAGTTTATACGACTTAATTTATTTTTACAAGCAGATGCTATTTCTTTAAATCTTTCTAATTTTGCATATTCTATATGATATGTAAGTATGATAAGATCTAGGTGTTGTGATATTCTTTCCCAGAAAGCTAATGGCCTTGACCCGTTACTAATTAATTGAATAGTAACATGGTTAGGTTTTCCTAAAACTATTTCTTCAAAGTCGGGATGATATGTCGGTTCCCCGCCTAAGAACATGACCTTAATAGGTGTATTAAATGTATTAAAAACTTCAAGTATTTTTTCTTTACTAGGAAATTTATGGTTTCCTCCGTTATATGCATCGTTGCAGTAGCTACATTTGTATGTGCATTGATTGCCTAACATCCAAGAAACAAATATCTTATGATTTCCGTGTATTGTGTCGAGACTATGTGCCTCGTTGAACAGTGCTTGATTAATCATTATAATTTAGAAAAGTCTAAAGTTTCCCACGGTTGAGGTATTCGAGCACTGACTACAACTCTTCTACCAGGTTTCATTGCTAGATTATGTAAGCAAGTTGCTTTAACAAATCCAGCAGTTTTACCTACCTCTGATAAGTGAGTAGCAGTCACATTAGGTTTTCCAATTTGCTTCCATCTTTCTAAATCAGTTACTCCTTTTAATTGTAATCGTTTACTTGGAAGACCTGTATAGGTAATATGTTCATGCCATGACAGTTGTTCCATATTGTTCTGATCAATATGTTCCCACCACTGGTATTCGTAATCTTGTGTTCCTGCATATAGCACACTGAATCTATTAAAAGCGGTAATCTCGGGCCATATTCCGTATTGATCAATGTGAGGATTACCGATAGCCCATTCCGGGTCTTGGGGCCGTTTATTCCTATAGACAAACAATTGAATTTTGAATTTTACAACGCCGACTTTTTTAAATATTTCTCTAAACTGGTCTCCTACTGCTCCGAGGTCCAGGCGCATGTCGTCATTTAATGTTAAGTTTCCACCTCGTTCACTTGAATTCTTTTCAAATTGAACTATGTAGTCCGGTATGATTTCATCTAGTAATTTTTGTGATTCTTCGTTAAATTTAAACGGAATTACATGATAAGGAAGTTTGCTCATGATAATTTTAAAATATCTCCAAGTTTAAAGACATTAGCCCAGTAGCCTTCAGTTGGCAGTAAAATCCAAAATTTAGAATTAGGAAGAACAATAAGAGTTCTCCGTATTGTTCTTCCACCACCTAATGTTTTCTCTCTTACCTCTCCGTCTAACAATGCATATACTACTCCATTAATATGTTTCATGCTACAGTCATCGCCACATAGTAACACATCATTAGATATATTGAATTTTTTAAGATCGGCAGATACTCCTTCAGCTGAATGGTTGCCATCTATGTAAACACAGGCAACATTTCCAGGTATATCGTAATCCTCTGATCGCATTTTAAAAGGCACAATATTATTACAATCGGAAGTATACTGCTTCCATATATCTAGCCAATCTTTACTGGTTTGATATCTCTCAATTAATAACTCCATACCTTTATGAGATATATAGTAGTCATTAAAGTTTGATTTAGTATGTTGTTTAGAAATGTCTAATAAGTTGTTACCGTAATCGTTATTGTATTCCCAAGTATCGATACAATGTAATACTGACTTAGGTGGGAGATTCTTAGATATTGCATAGCTGGATCTCCCTATCCAGCTACCTACCTCTATAAAAATCTTGCCAGGTAACACTAACGATGAAATATATCCTAGTGCAGATAATTCAAATGGTCTAGTCATTCCAGGTATTGTTAAATTATAATCATATCTAGATTGTAGATCTTCTTTTAATATAGACAATATGTTTTCCCATGAACATGCATCATCTTGTCCAATTTCTCTAAATCGAATACTAACAACTAATCTAGGACCTTTTATCATTTCTACTGAGTGAGGGATATCAGTTCTTACTAGGACAGGGTCTCGAACATTGTAAAGACAATCAATTTCCTCTATGTTTTCTTTTTTAAATCTAACAAATGGAGTTCCTGCTACAGTTTTAATAATATCTTTTTCTTCTAACTTAGGAGTTTTATACCAAGACATTGTACCTTTTCCAAAGAACTCAATATTGATTCCGTAGTTGTGCTGAATACTAGCAACAGTTGATTTTGCTTTAAGGTCTATGTGAGGTTCTGCATCTTCGAATCGATAAAACATCATAGACTTTTCTATCATTAATCCTCTCCTAGCAAACCAGTCGTTCATGATATCTGAAAAGTCGTCCTTATTCAGCATGATCATAGGATTGGTTCCGTCTTTGAGTAGACTGTTTAAATAATCTCGATCGCTAATTATGCTTTCGTTTTTAAAAATCTGACGAGGGAAGTTTTTAAGTTTAAACCAGCTTAACATATTTGTAAATTTAAAGTTATACTGATATTTATAGTTCATTATAATGCCTAATAAATATTCACTATGTACCAAGTTATTATTTTTACCGGGACAGGATCTAGAGATCTTAATTTAAGGATAGGCGCAATAAGGGCAATTGGTGCTTATAGGATTGCTACAGAATTACGGAACCACGGATATACAGTCAAGGTATTAGATTATACAGCTCAATTAAGTTCTGATCCTGAATATTTTCAAAAAGTATTTGACAAATATGTTTCAAAAGAAACATTGTGGGTAGGGATTAGTTCGACATTTTTAGAAGATCCAAAGACAAATTATTTTCTTGACAGATTATTAGGATCTGCAGAAGTGTGGGCAAAATTAAAATCTGATTATCCTAAATTAAAAATTGTCTACGGCGGTTCTAGGGCATACAAAACAGTACCTGGAGTTGACATATATGTTGAGGGGTATGCAGATACAACAGTAGTTGAGTTGACTAAATCGCTTAATAACAAATTATCTTCTATACAATACAATAGGTCAGCGGGGGAAGTTCGAGTAACAAGTGATAAAACTGCGGCTTCTTTTGATTTTTATAATTCAAGAAGCGAATTTACACCGGAAGACTATGTGCATTGGGGCGCAGGCCTTCCAATTGAAATAGCTAGAGGATGTATTTTTAAGTGCAGTTTTTGTGCGTACCCACTTAACGGAAAAAACAAAAAAGACTATCTTAGAAATTTAGATATTCTAAGAGAAGAGCTCGAATATAATTATGCACAATATGGTGTTACTACTTACCATTTTTCAGACGACACATTTAATGACTATACAGAAAAATTAGAATTATTGTACGAAAATGTTGTTAGGAAGTTATCTTTTAAATTAAGATTTGCAGGGTACATTCGACTAGATCTAGTGCAATCTCATCCTGAACAGATTGAGTTGTTAAAGGCATTAGGAATTCGAGGGGCGTTCTTTGGCATAGAGAGTTTGAATCATAAAGCTGCCTCCTTTATTAAAAAAGGTGGTGATCCTGAATCTAAGTTAGAGTTCGCACATAAATTACGGGAGCTATGGCCGGATACTTTATTATCAGCAGGTCTCATTGTAGGATTACCCTATGATACCCGTGATAAGTTAGAAGAATGGTTGCCTTTAACCTATAATAATACATCGCCGTTCCATACTGTAAACATAAATTATCTAGGTTTAGATTTTTCAAAATCTAAAGTTTGGAGATCGGATATCGAAGACAATCCTACAAAGTTTGGTTATATTGAATTAGATAACGACAGAGGATGGTATAATGCTTTCTCGGATCTTACTAGAGAGGAGGTAATAAAGATTGCTAAACATCATAAAGATGCAGCGGCCGCAGCTAAGAAACATCTACACGCCCAAGAGTATGTTAAGTGGGTTAATCTAGGGTACAGTCACAAAGAAATTTTAAGTTGGAGTCCGGCTCTGGGTAAAGACTTTGCAGCATTTCCTGATTGTAAAGACAGATGGAGAAATATCATTAATCAATATAAGACTAATATTTTAAAGTAACTTTCCTATGTCTTTTCTATAAGTATAATCACCTAAGTCTTTGTCTTTTAAAAAATTATAGATAATGTTACTAGCTTCTTCAATACTATCTGCTTCAGCTGTTAGTACAGCGTATAATAGTTCTCTATCTGAATTATAACTAATTGAAATATTATTAGGGATAGTCCCTAATTCCGGTTCTCTTTCCTGTTTTGTATTCAGTTTATAATTTTTGTTAAAGATTCTAACTGAGACTGAGAATTTATCACTAAAATCAATAACAGGTAATTGTTGGTCGCTAGCAGTGGTATACAACAAATTTGCAATGTTATTTTTTATTAAAGGGAGTAAACATTGTAATTCAGGATCTCCGGGTCTTGTATTAATTTCTAACACCAATGGAATACCGGTTTGATCTACGATAATCCCCAAATATAAAAATCCAATATACTCGTTATTTCGTTGTTTAAAATGATCTAATAGCTTTTGAACATAGGTATGTACAACTTGGTCAACATCCGTAGCAGGTGCATAAGATCCTACTCCCGCTGTATTTGGACCAATATCGCCTTCTTCTAGCTTTTTATAATCTCTTGCAGATCCTATGTAGGTAAACCCTGTATTGTTACATAATGCATGATATGAATATTCTCTTCCGCTAGGTATATAATCTTCGATAATCATTTTCTGATCAACAAAGTCTCCCATCATTTTGAGATATCTAGTCTTACCATTTGTTTTAAATTCTGCATATTCCTGATCTACATTGTCGTCTGTTACTATAATAGTCTCAAATCCTGCTCGATAATCACGATCGTATTTTAAAACAAAGGGTCTCTCGATGTCTAAGAAATCTTTTTGAAGTTCGTCAGCTGGGTATATAACATATTTCGGACTAGGTATTCCTATATAATTAAACAAGTTTTTTGAAATTACCTTTGACCATTCTAAGAATGCTGCATTATATCTTGGACCTAGCACAGGAATATTCTTTGACCGTATAGCCATTTGAAATTCAGGCCAAGTTTGAAAATGTAAATTCATAGGTATAATTAAATCTACATCTAATTCTCTAATTTTAGCTAACAAGTTTTCTTTTCTTATTGCAGGATCTAGTTCATACTCTCTTAACAACTCATAACGATCGCTACCGACTGTACTTGAATTGGCACCAAAATGAATTACTTTAGTAACTGTCGGGTCCTTGAGCAATAATTTTATAAGGCAGTCTGAAGCTGCGTTGGTCCCGAATATAGCGATTCTCATTAAAATATTTATTGAGCCTAGTACAAGCACTCAATAAATATTGTCATGTCAGATGTTGTAATATTTTGTGGGTATACTGAAACTAAAATTGGCCCTAAGCCAACCGGTGCATATACTGTAGCATCAGTTTTTCGAGAGATAGGTCTAACTGTTACTGTTATAGATAAAACTTTTAACCTATCAGAAGATATACTTGAGTCTAGTATACAAAAATTTGTATCTAACAACACAAAATTTATATGTGTATCTAATACTCTATTAGATTGGTCTCAACCGAAAATATCTAGTCTATTAGCTAGGTGTAAAAAGAACGCACCTGATGCAGTATCTATTATAGGCGGTTCTTATGTTATAAAAGGAAACCGGTTTCCTGGATTCGATTATGGAGTTATCGGACAAGCGGAAAGTACTGTGCCTGTTATTATCTCTCATGTATTGTTTAATACCCCGTTAATTATAGAAGAAGAAGTTAACGGCACAAAATACATATCAGACAAAACTTACAAGTATGACATTTATAACAACTCGACAGGTTTAATATATACCAAAGATGATATGATTACACCTGGAGAGGCTCTTGCTGTAGAGTTTGGTCGTGGATGTGTTTTTAAATGCGGATATTGTCAGTACGATTTAATAGGAAAAAAGTTTGGTGATCTTACTAAGTCTGAAGATGTAATGTATTCCATATTCATGGATAATTATGAAAAATTTGGCACCACAAGATATGTACTGTCTGACGATACAATCAACGACAGCTTAGACAAAGCTCTACTTCTAGAAAGAGTAGTAAACAAGTTACCATTTAAGTTTGAATTCTCTGGATACATGCGTGTGGAATTATTTAAAAAGCATCCGGAGATGATGGAAATCTATAAAAATTGCGGTATACTAGGAGCTAAGTTTGGTATTGAAACATTAAACAAGCAAGCTGGCCTAACAGTAGGTAAAGGTTTAGGTATGCAAGCCAAGGACCTTATCGAAAAGCTGTATAGCTATTGGGGTGAGGATGTTATTTTAAATCTTAATTTCATAGTAGGTTTGCCGTATGACACCGTTAAAGACTTAGAAGAACAATGCCGATGGTTAGAAGATAGTCCTGCGGTATTTGCTGCTGCCATGAATCCTCTATCTCTATATAAATCAAACGATAAAGATCCGTTAATGTCTAAAGGATATTATAGATATCACGAGATTCAAAATGCCGAATCAAGCATGATTCGATGGGTAAGTGATATAATGGATGTAGATAAATGCAAAGAGCTTGCAAAAGAATATCACAATCGAGTTATGTCAAAGAAAACAACTATGTGGAGGCATATAGATGTATTCGAGGTTCCTTGCATATTACAAGATTATACTAAAGAAGAACTACAGTTAAAATCTGTTAGCTGGTCTGCTGGAGATGTAGCTGCCTTTAATAGAGGAATTAACAAGTTAAGGACCTCGAGATATGTATCACTTTTAAAAAGCACACAAGATCCTGGATATACAGATTCAGCATCTTGGAATATCAAACCTATACATCCAGTGTTTAATTTGAAAAAAGAGTAATTAATATTCAACTAACAGAGATTTCCAATTATTATATTCGTCTCTAACTAATTTTTCAGTATAGGCTAAATCTCCGCTTCTAGATCTCATACCAGATACTTTAAAAAATTCTTTAGTAATTGAATCCTTGGTAAATTTATCAGCAATACTATTCAGTTGTTTTACAAACTCTGTATCAGCAGACAAGTTAGCCGCAACTAAGAACTGAGTATGTAGAGTTTTATTAATCCCTAAACAATCTTTAAATGTTGGTATACCGTTTTCTGTCTTATCCGATGTAGATGCGATTACTGGCAACCCGGATCTATTAGACGATAACCCTGAAATCATTATTCCTGTTAAACGATCTCCTAGTAAATCTACCATTGCTTGAGCTTGCCCTTTATACGGAACATCTACAGCATTTTTGTATTTTTTAGATATAAAGTAAATGGGCATAGATGTTACACTATCTCTCCCAGAAGTCCCAAAAAATATTGGACTGTTTTGATTTCTTATTGCTTCGCATGTTATTTTATTATTGCTTACTATCAAATACATAGGACTATCTGCAATAACTGAAACAAATTTATAGTTACTTAGGGGAACTTGTTTCTCGTTTAGATGAATATAAAATGAACTACTGGTTAGCATTATTGTTCTAGGTCCACTTTGTTCTAATTTTAGAACACCTAGCCAGCCGCCTGCTCCGGCTACATTAACAATATTAACCGTGGTTTTTAATTCTTCTTCGATATAATTACCGTACTCTCTAGCAACCTTATCAAAGGCACCCCCAGCTGAAAATGGTACAATAATAGTAATTGGTTGTGAATAAATGCTGGTGCTGATTAACAGCAACAACAATAACATAAATTTTTTAATCATTGATTGATACTTTTTATAAAATGTGTCTTACTTCTAAATGCTTGTTGTACTCTTGGTACCAAACCAAATTCTTTTGATTTAAAATATGTGAAATAGTTTCTATGTTTAGTAACAATTTCTCGCATTTTTTGGTCCCATAAGAATCTGTTTTCGTGATTTGATTGTGTGAACCATTTGTCTTTCGCTGAAAAAACAATGCTACCTCTAACTTTATCGTCACCGAATAAATGTAGTAGTGCTCTTGGATATATACAACCGTCTACAGTTTTCTTAGTTAGATATTTGTTATCAGTATTAGGTACCATGACAAAAGGACCGGTTGCAGGCAATTGATCTCTAGATACTATTCTACTGTCTGTTAGAGGAATAGTTGCTAACAGCTTAATAAGCATATGACCTTGCTTAATAGATATCTTAGGAAAGTCTTTGCTTATGTAAAATGGCTCGTCATAAAAATTTAAAAACTTTTCTTTTAACAGGGAATGATTGGTAAATTGTCTTGCGCCAATATCAACGGCTGCATCAATAAACTTAATACCAAACTTTCCATCTTCTATAACAAGATGCGGTTTATCATATCCCCATATGTAACAAACTTTTTTACCTTGTTCTGTTAGTTTCATATGGTCTTCTATACTCTCTTTAAACTTATGAGATCTTGTTACCCACCATTGTGGTCCATTGGAGTAATGATGAAAGTTTTCATAATGAAATTCATCAGCCCATTGGTCAACAACTAGTTTGCCTATTTCTACATATCGAAATTTAGTACCTAATTTGCCTAGCTCAATTCCGTTTATTACAGGTATAGCTCTATTAAAGATTTCTTGATTGAATTTATTATCTTTGTCGTCTACATCTGCGTTAGAGAACGAACATACTTCGTCTAACTTTATTCCATTATTAAGAAATGTTTCAAAGATAGTTGTGCTGTCTATGCCACCACTGTACATTAAAACAAGATAATCGTAATCGTTTCTTAGTTGCTGTGCTCTCTGTCTGTATAACTCGTAAATATCTTCAATTGGTTCTGTAGCCCAATCCTGTTGATCCATTATCTCGTCGTTAAAAATAAATTTTATTTGTGCAGGATCTTCTTTTGAAAAAGTCCATGCTTCGTACTTGCTTAGAGTTTTGATATTGCCTATTTGGTAATATCCAAATTTAGTAAAATTTTTATCTTCTATAAAAAACATTATGTCTCGTTAATTGGTATAAGGTTCGAAAAGCTCTTTTTTATTAAAGATTCTTTAATTGTATCTAAGTTAGGAAATCCTTCAAACTTGGTTTGAATAACAATTCTTGGTTCTGGACCGTTACATTTAAACGAATGCCATGTGTCTGTGTCTACTACATATACATCGCCTATTTTATTATGCACCTCTTTTATACAAGGAATATTCTCGTATTCTTTAATATTAAGATCTCTTGAAGTTCCACCATGTGTGTTAACTGAATACTCGGTATCCTGTTTTAAATTGTTGATAAAATCTTCGTCATACCATCTTACCCAATCATTGACATTGCAAGAGATTGCAATATTCAATGCACTTTTACAATGTGTTCCGTCTTTGTGTATTCTAAACCCGTGACCTGGTGCGCTGTAAAATGCTTTTTGAACAGGTCTTGGAATCTTAAGAGAGTTATTCCATTGAACCTTTAATTCTGTATTTTCAAAAATTTTCAAAAACTCTAAATTTAGAAAATCATCAAACATAATCCATTCATACGGATTTGCAGTAAGTCTTCGTTTTACAATTTCAGTTTTAAAAAAATTAATTGTGTCTAATGGTAGGCGTCCTAGTAGATGGTGATACATTATGTAATCCTCTAACCTATTTATAGGTGGTGAAACTACAGCCGTAAAAAAAGGCCCCGAAGGGCCTTTTACATTGTAGGACCGTTCCCGGACTTGAAGCCCACGGTGCCTCCTTGTTCCGCAATCCTCTTTAAGGCATCTTCAAAAAGGATAGGAGCGAAGTCTGTTTGCTCTACACAGGCACACCAGTATCTTGGATCAATCTCATCGCTGTATAAGATTTCACCAGTTCGGGCATCAACACCTCTCGCCTTCATAACTCTGTTGGCGTGTAAGTGTCCGTGTATATTACAACCAAACCTACCAAGGCTTGCTTCATGAACAGGAATATGACTTAAAATAAGTCCATTCATCACATGGTAGGCCCTCAATTCACGAAAGTACTCACGGTACTCGTCATCACGGAAGATGTCGTGGTTACCACGGATTAAGACCTTGTCGCCGTTTAAGCGGGCTAATGTCTTTAATGCCTTGCGGTTAATAACAACATCACCTAAATGGTAGACCTTGTCTGTGGGCTTAACCCGTTCGTTCCAGGCCTTGACCATAGCTTCGTCCATTTCTTCGGGACTATCCCAGGGCCTTAACTTTGTAACACCATCGTTGCGTGTGAAGCGACATACACCGGTGTGTCCGAAGTGGGTATCGCTAACTAAAAATACACTTGGCATATTCGCCTCCTTTTTAAACTCGTTCTTTTTTAACGCGACCAATACGACTCGCCTTATTCCAATCGTAAGCAACACCATCTGGGCACTTACCATTCTTAATACTATCTACTCCAAATATACCACACACTTCAAAGTTTGCACCTGTGATGGTTACAAACATTCCAACAGTTTTGGCAAATGCCATTGCACCGTTTAGTGTGTCACATTCGAATAGTGGTAATCCACTTTTGCTTATTACTTTATACATTCATTTCTTTTCTAACATTCTAAATCTATATTCTTACCTTTGTCTGCATCCAGGCGACGATTTCTTTCCACTCGGTCCGCTACAATTTGATCAAAGTTTCTTTTTTCAACAAGTTTACGATAATCTTCTTCTCGTTTTCTTTGAAGATTGACTTGCTCTAAATTATAACTCTTAATTTGTTCTTGTTGTATTTTTGAAATATTCATTATTCTACAGCCCTTCTAAAAATAAGTTCTTGTTTTGAAAACGCATCTTGTTCCCACGGCATGTCTAAGTACTTGGTTTTCTTGCTGTACTTCTTTCCACGCCAATAGTTAATACCATTTTCTACCCTAAGGATACCTTTGGCCATTTGTCGCACATGAACCATTTCGTGTGCAAGTGTTGAGCCCATATCAATATAATTTCCAGGCTGTACAACTACAACATAGGCATCTAAACCATCCAACGGCATAGTCATGCCTTGACCGTCACACTCTTTAGCAACCCTAACTAGAAGAACTTTTTTACTGTTTTCTAGTTTGAGTTGCTGGATCATAGAGGGCAAAATTGCCTCTATGAATTTGCGTTTCTTTGCACTACGAGTTTCAACCAAGAATTCCATTATGCAACCTTTCCTGCATAGTCTGCTCTCACATACCAATCTGGAGCCGATGCGGCAGTGTTGTGCTCTTTGTTATAATCAATAGCATATTGGCGGGCTTCTGCTTCGTTGTCAAAATAGACATCGTCCCAGGGCTTAGAACCCCAACCACGCTCATACTCTGTGAGAGTTACACGGAATGCTTGAACATTGGGTTTTGCAATACGGGCCATTTTGTACCACCTTTCTATTTACTGTACTTACAGTATAACAGGTTTTACCAGTCTTGTCAACCGGCTTTTTTAAGTAAGTACATACTAACTTCCGGGCCCTCAACCTTGATCAAATCTTGCGGGTATTTGTTTTGAGTACACTGACTTTTTATACGCCCGACTCCGATCATTTTTGGATTGAGCTTTTTAACCATTCCTACCTCAAGACTATTATGGTATGGAAATGCTACAAAATCACCCACTGTAATAAGCCGGCCGAGCTTATCTTTATGTGTTGGGATTTCTTTAGACATACCAAATCTCCGTAAAGCCTTCATCTTCAGTCGGTTCTTCCCAACCCTTGATCATACTGTCCACGACATGAGTGGGTATTTCCTTGCCCGGACGACTGCTTAATCTTCGGATTAATTCTTCTGCTGGAGGAGTCCGAAATACAATAGCAATATGCTCATAATCTGGTAACATATTAAACTTCTTTTTTCGGCTTGATATTTTGGTAGAAGTTTGATCCCAAATAATATCTCTGCCCATTTCGCGAGCCGCTACAACTTCTTTAGCCATTAGGTCTACGGCAGTGGGCATAAACGATTCGAATACATCTGAATATGTCCTGCCTACTTCCTTGGCATAGATTTCAACCCATTTGTCTGTGCTAATATGGGCACAGGTTAACGCCCAGTCTTGCTCGGCTACCCAGGTAGATTTTCCGCTACCTGGCACTCCGACCAATTGAAAACATTTTGATTTTTTATTTTTCATAATATATTATACACTAAAAATAAAAAAGCGCCAAGACATCTGGCGCTTAGTAGAAAGAACTTAATCTTTTACGGGCAGGTTACTGTTCCGCCAGCCGTATTTGCACCACAATTATTAGTTGTATTAGTAGTTACATTAGGTTGTATTTTAGACAACTGACTACTAATAGCCTGTACACTAGCATTGGATGCATTTGAAATTGCAGTAATAGTGGCATTTGAATTAGCGTTTATTGCCGTTGCGGCATTCAATCCATTAGCCGCGGTAGTTGTTACAGCAGTAAGTCCGTTGTTAGCAACAGTAGTAACAGCAGTAAATCCGGCATTGGCAATGTCTGTATTAGACTTAGCCATGTTTCCGTTCATACTTGCAAATGTATTATTAGTACTAGTTGCAATAGCAGCCTGATTATTACTTTGAGTAATAGCTACTTGTCTGTTAGCATTGATACCGTAAAATTGTGTTAAAGTAGGTAATAACACAGATGTCCACTGTAACGCTGTTTCTCCAAACGACTTAGGCGGATTCAACATCTGTTGCTGTTGAGCCTGACCACCCCCACCACCTTGTTGCAAAGTCATTACAGCGGCAACTTTAGCAGCCGTATCACCGGATTTGGCAATTTCTGCTAGTGCCGCATATCGAGCAGCTTCTGACATCGCCCTAGCATTAGCTACAGATTTCTGTGCGTCTGCGTATATTTGATAGTCCTGCGTAGCACAACCTGATAGGACTGCAACCGCTAAGGCAATAGTTAAAAGTTTCATTATGATCTCCTATAATGTACAAATATTTAGTTTAGCTACCTATAAGTACATATATATTATAGCAGAAAAGGCAAGCCCCGTCAAGAGCTTGCCTTTTAATATTCACCGTTAGGTTTGAAAGTTCGCCAATCGTCGATATTGGGCTTTTCGTTTTCATCGTAGGTCCAACCGAGGGCTTTCATCATGCGATGTTTGACCAGCAAGTTAGGACTACGAAAGCGACCAGTATCTTCGAATCCCATCATGACTCCAACTTCGCATACTGCTCCACTACGGCAAATGCCTGCAAAACAATGAACAACCACATTCATGTGATTGTCTTTTGCATGTTGCAACAGGCGAACAAGCTCGTTAGCCTGCTCTTGACTACACCGCATAGCTTCATCGAGTGCAAAGTCATCCTTTTCAATATCTAAGAATTCAAAGTTATGCTGTTCTTTGAACTTGTGGGCAGGTGTCGGTCTCCAGCTTGCCGGATCAACAATACTGATCAGCATACTGTTCTCACCAGCTTCGTGATGGAACCTAGTAGGTATATCAGCGGCTGCTACATTTTCAATCCATGGCATATGATTCTCCTTAAAGTTTATTGTACTTGGTTTTTACCAAGTTGTCAAGTGTTATGGTGCTCTAGCCTGGGAACGATCCAGGGTCTCATCCTTACCAAGGAAGTGTAATACCTTTATACTACAAGAGCTAATTGGCGCCCCCTGAGAGGATCGAACTCCCACCCTCTGTTTCGAAGACAGAGATGATATCCATTTCACTAAAGGGGCTTAATGATATTCGTAGTTTACACTAGTTTCGTTTTCACGAAACACACTAGCACCGTTCTTTAAATGAAATGTTCTTGCCATTTCAGTGCGAGGACTTAGTGTTACGAATTTTGTAATAGTTGTTTTGTTTTCTTCTATATGCTTCTTGGCCTGCCTAATTAGCTTTTTTCCAGAACCCGGAGTATAACTCCAAATAGTGTAAAATACTGCTGTAGTAGGAAGTTCAGAGGCATGCATTAGCTGATCTTCATCAGCTGGAATATAATCTTTATAGGCAACACACACAACAGCTTGGTGGTTACTATCATCATCTAAAAGAACAAAAATTTGATTGTTGTTGCTTATTCTAAAGTCAACTGGAATGTCTGGGCGAACAGGATCATCCTGGATAAGTTTGATCAACGGATCGGTAGGTGAGTCTATGATGTGTAACATGATTGCCTGTCATTATAATTGTACTTATCTTTAAATGTGAAAAACCGTTACTTATAGTAACGGCTTGAATCTGGAGCGGGATAGGAGAATCGAACTCCTGACTAAACCTTGGCAAGGTTTCGTTTGACCATTAAACTAATCCCGCGTTATCTTGTAAATTTACGAATAAATTTTAACCAATAATATTTAACACCACGCCATGCAATCACTGTGTCAAATTGAGTATATAAACCTATTTCTTTAGGAATTCCACCGTATGCTTTTTCTAGTGTTTCTTTTGTGCTCATTATACTATTAATCCCTGTTGTTTTAAATTATTAACAGTATCACAGTAGTTTAGGTTGAAGTCGAACATTATAGAAATACTTAACCTATGAATGTTTTCTAAATTTATAACTCTATGTATTATTTCTGTATTTAATATACAACCGTGTCCGGATGTTTGTTCTTCATATGCATCATCTTTAGATCCGTTATAATACCCTAAATTTGTATATGCCATTTTTTCGCTAGGCTTATTTAAAGGTAGATTAGGGTTCCACTGTACTAATCCTGCTCCTTCAACTATCCAATTAATTGCAAATGGTACTACTTTACTGTTATTAGAATCCCCATCTACATGCCATGAATAATAATTATTCGGAGCCCATCTAAATACTCTTACCATTCTAGGTATTAAGTTACATAATTTTAGTTTATTATAAATTTCTTCAGACCAAAGATCTGAATTATTCACTTGTATAGTTTTCCACCTCGGTTTTGTGTCTATAGGATCAGTAGGATCGTTAGGCCATACTGATTTGCAGTCTACCTTTGGAGTAGGTATCAGTGTTTGTGTATAATACCTGTTCATAAAGTTATTCGTGTTCTTTAATAATTCTAACTAGTTCCTCTGCTGGAACACTGTCAAAATCAATACCTATATTAATTCTAATTCCTGTGCTATTAAATTTATGCACACTATGCCATGCTTTATGATTAAACATGGTCCATTTAAACGGTTCTAGCTTTGCAGTTACAACATGTTCAATTTTTTCTAAATCTGGAATCCTATAAAAATCAATTACTTTAAATTCACCGGTATCTTTATACCATCGTGTTTCTTCGTCGTTTCCTTGTAATAGCATAAACAAAGAACTTTGTCGTTGATGTCCTTTATGCACGCCTAGGAAATCACCACCTTGACTAATTTGTACTACAGCTTTAGGTTCTCCGGGCACAATGTCTTTAAGCCACTGCGGGATTAAACTGTCAAACTCTTTTGTTAAATCTTCTGGCATAGAGTATTGTTTAAACTCAATAGGCATCTGATTTGGATAGTATTTGTATACTTGATGTATTCTTCGAGCAAGCAATTTACCATCCTCAAAATTTAAAGTAGATGCAATTTCTTTTAAATGTTCTTTTGGATCTAGATATCTCTTCCGTCTAATTAAAAAACTATCGTCTTCTAAAATTTTGTTTAGTAGTTTAGTGCAGAAATCTTCTGAAAATTTAATTTTAGTTTCGTAACAATATTCGTCTGGGTTTACATCTAGTTTATGAGAGACTATCATATAAGCTCCTCTAGTCTAGGCGCATAACAGCCAATATGCTGTACACTCACACCGGCAGCTTTAATAGCAAATCTAATTGCTGTCCTCATATCTTTAGTGTCTAAGTAAGAGTACACTAGTGCAGCTAGGAATGTATCTCCTGCCCCACATACATCTGCTACTTCAACTATGTCTGGAGGCATCGCCCATCCGTCCCATAGAACACCCTTGTCTCCTTGTGTTACGATAAGATTCCGACTACTAGGTTTACTAACTAGTTGACTAAACTCGTGTGCATTAATCTTAATAACGGCACCCTCGAATCTAGCTAGATCGTGTTTCTTTGTGTCAATAAACACTGGACATTTGACCTCTTTGATAATTTCTTCAACTAGCTCGTATGATATTGTACCTTTACAATAATCACTAATAACAATAGCATCGTAAATATCGGGAATAGCAGTTTCAAATTGAATAGGAGAAGATTTAACATCGTTGTCAATCCTTACAATCTGCTGTTTGCTACGAGCATCGATAAGTCGAGTCTTGGTACTAGTTTCGCCAAATAGATATTCTACTTCGCAACCTAATGCTTCTAAATTGTTAAAAACATTACCTGCCATGCCATGGCGTTCTTCTTTATAACTAGGAACAAACACAGGAATAGGTGCTTCTGGACTAATACGATCTACTGTTCCGTATTGATATACATCAGTACAGTTGTCACCTATTAGTAATATCTTGAATGATTTTAGTTGTTGAATAGTCGCCGACTCTGTCATAATAAATTACTTCTTTACAGTATTGTTCCGCTGTACTTGGTTTATCTTTTTTCCAATCACTGCCTTTGACATAAATGTCAGGTTGCCAACCCTTCATGATCTCAATTAGTTCTTCTTTGCTGTCGAAAAACATAACCCCATCAACAGCCTTTAGATTTTCTAAATGAAATTTACGATCCTCTTGATTATTAACAGGACGAGTTTCACCTTTAAGTTCTCTAACTCGCCGATCAGTGTCAATGGCAACTAACAATTGATTACCTTTGCTCTTAGCAAACTTTAGTAATTCGATATGCCCTCTATGTAGGATATCGAATGTACCATTGACCATTACTCTCACAATACTTTTCCTAACCCTGCATAGATCAATTGATCTAACTCTGCTTCGTAGTCTTTACGACCTACTCTGCGTTTAAGCCAAATTGATTCCAATATAGCTTTTGAGTCCCCACCTGAGGTAGGCAACTCGCCACGGGATTCAAGTTCATCTAGAAGATCATCAGTATCAAAGTCTCCCAAATCTACATCAACTTCTACTTCAGTATAAACAGTTTTGTACATATTAATCTTTCTGGCTGTCGCCCTTGCCTACTCTATAGTTGTCCTCAACTGAGTCCGGAGTACTAACTTCAATAATAACGCCTTCTTCGAGACAAATAACTTGATGTGGCTCTAGAGGTTCGTTGCGCCAAGTTGCGCCTTGTTCAAGTACTTCAGTTCTCACACTAGCATCTTGTGTCATAATGTAGCGAACTTCAAACTTGCCGCTTAGTACATACCATGTCTCATCTTTGTGAGCATGAAAGTGCATACTAAATCTTGCACCTGTATTAAACTTTAGTAGTTTGCCACAGTACTTGTCATTGGTGGCCCAAATTAATTCTGAGCCCCAACCTTTTTCAACAAAACCTTCTAACCGCATATTGTCACCTTATAAACTCAGCTTGGAATAATATGTGGAATGTATGGCACTGCTCTTGGACCACCATACAGTTGTTCAAAAAGTTTTTTAGCTTCTTGCGGTGTGTCCGCATAGATGCGTTTCTTTTCTTCACCACTAGGTGTTCTTACAGTTGTCTCATACATCGGCATATTAAATCCTTATCTTGGTGGAGGATAACAGAATCGAACTGTTGCGAAAACCTTGCAAAGGTCCCAGGCTACCATTACATCAATCCCCCAAACTTGGTCGGAGTACAAGGATTCGAACCTTGGACCCCCTGGTCCCAAACCAGGTGCGCTACCAGACTGCGCTACACTCCGAATAAAATAGGGCACAACTATCTATCCTTACAGGACCAATAACACTTCTTACCGCATTATTGACGACCATTGTTATTTAAAATTAGCACAGCGTCTAACTAAGGACTGGAAGTGCTAATTCCCCAAAACTGGTACCTGGACACGGTTTCGAACCGCGGACCCTCTCCGTGTAAAGGAGACGCTCTACCCCTGAGCTATCCAGGCAAAATTCTTTAGCCACCCTGGACACTGTCTTTAGGTAACTGTTCATTGTACTTAGCAATTGCTTCTTTGAGGGCCTCTGTAGACAGAGCATGCCAGCCAATGCAATTACCTGTTGGACTACGGCCACAACCGCAAGTTCCTTTTTTCATATTTTCAACGCTAGGTGTCATTTTTGATCCTTATCAGTTTGCCAGATATTAGGCTTTTCTTCTTCTTTATAAAAATCTTCGGGCAATGGTGGAGGAACATATTGTTCCTTCTTAGGTTTTGCACCAAAGATACCTTCAAGTCTATTGCCAAGTTCTTCTTGGCTAACACTATATGGACGAGGTCTACTACCTTTACTCATTTCATTTCCTTATACTTAGTTATTACGCTCCGATTAGCTAACCCAAACAATATTTTTTTCATATCCTTGAAATATATTTCACCGGGTTGATTAGCTCTTAAAGTTAATACTACTCTTTCGTTAATAGAAGTTGTGTTATCAAAATCATGAAATATATCTGTGTTAAACAGTATACATTCATTTGGTTTAGCTATCATAGATTTTAATGCTGTATGCTCAGATTTTTTAAATCCGATTGTTTCTCTAGATACTCCGCCTAAAGTATCTATTGGATAATCTTTACATTCTTCATTACTGTACCAACTAGTTACACATTCATTATCTAATATCTTTACTGTATAGTTAATGCTAAATCTATGATTCAATCCATCTTTATGAGCCCCATAATAGAGGCCTGGCTGACTTACAAATAACGATACCCTACTTTGATTAAATTCAATCTCTTTAGAGAACGGTACCATGTTTAAAATATTTTTAGCTATATCAGCATCAAGCCTATGATGTGTAAATTGCTCAGTAAAAACAACACCATCTATAGATGATAAACAAACATCAATTATATCTGATATACCATCGTGAGTAAATCTAATATAATAAGGACTGCGGTCTTCAATTATAGATAACATACACTATTTTCAAACTTGGCTCCCCAGCGTGGGATCGAACCACGGACACCTTGATTAACAGTCAAGTGCAACTACCGCTGTGCTACTGGGGAATATTCTTTAGACGCTTGTACTTGCAGTACCAGTGTCATTAGTTTGGTAAGATGCACCACCAAACTGTTTCTTATCAGACTTAATACTCTTAGGAACAATTGCGGCTGCTAGTTCAGCTTGGATCATCATGTTCTTATATGAGTTTCGTTCCTCAGCATTGACCATAGTAGCCATTCTACGCTTTGTGGTCTTGCTCAACTTAAATGTTTTGTTCGGTTTAATATGCATTTTCTTCTTTCTAAAAAATTGGCGGAGCATGTAGGAATCGAACCTACTCACCCATTGCTGAATGACAGATTAGCAATCTGTTGCCTTAACCGGTCGGCCAATGCTCCATAATTGGTTGCGGGGGGCGGACTCGAACACACCCAGGCCGAGCTTATGAGACTGACCTTTACCCTGAATCCCCGCGTTAAACTTTATTGTAGCACACTTATGACATTTTCGCAACGGAGGAGTCCTTTCCCGATGTCCAAATTATATCTGGACTAAATGTGCTATGATAAAGTGTCTAG